GCATTAGGATTTTCATATACATAGTCTAACACCTTGAACGTGTTACTATCCATTAATGGCTCACCGCCTGTCATACGGAACACTTCCAAGTTCTTATACAGTTCGGGCCACCATTTCCAGAAAGCAGTTACATATGGATTTTCTTTTTGTGCAACTCTTAAAGGCATAAGTCCGCCTTTGTTTAGACTGTCGGTATTGTTATGCTCACCATCTTTAATTTGATATGGTCCATGTTCGTCTATTTCTTCATGCCATGCTGTACTTAAATGTGGACTACAATAACTACACTTAAAGTTACATGCTTGATTAAAGTTTACTTCTACATAACGTGGATTTATATTTCCATCAGCACCTGCTTCTTTAATTTCTTCTCTGGCATTTTGTGCCCAATACTCTCCACTACGATATACTCTATCACTTCTTGCACCTGTGTCTTCTATGTTCCAACAATAACTACACCCTTCAGGTCTTTCACCTTTTAACATTAATGCACGTTGTTCTTTCTTTTCTTTAGTATTATGTAATGCACTAGGATTAGTTTTTAATTCGCTTACGTCTATACTGTGAGTTGGCGGATGATAACAACTATGTGTTTTACCATTAGTCAGGTGCATGGACACCTGTGACCATTTTGCATAGCACATTGTAGGACTTATCTCGTCCAGTTGTTTCTTTGCCTTATCCGCGGCTTCGTCGTATATACTCATTGAAATTTTATCGCTAAATTTATTGTAAAAATATTTCTCGTTTCTATATTATCTGTATATGTATTACCAACACCAATTGAAATCTTATCTGTAAGTTTATACATTAAGTCTGTGCTGTTTCTCAAATACATGTCATTACCTGATTCATATAACAGTTTGTTTGTTAAATTTAAGTTAGGACTAAACTTGTATGTTGCCCATAAACTATTTCGTAATATCATTTCATTACTATCACTTTTTAAAAATGCAAGTGATACTTCATTGCTTACTTTCCATTTGTCAGTTCTTAAAATTTTATATCCGTATCCTGCACCAACAACTGTTCTTGTGTCGTATGCAGTTCTAAACTTGTCGTAGTCAAATTGTGCTACACCTATTACATAACTTTTGTCTGTAAGTGCATAATTTTCTTTAAACTGAAAATAAAAGTCGTTTGTTTTTTCTATGCCGTCTGATTTTTTAAATACATAAGCGGCTTCATAATTACTTTGCCACTTTCCTTTCTCTACATTGTGTTTGAACTTTCCGTTAAATGTTGCATCACTGTCAACCAATGTTAATCCTAAGTTTGCTGTTGTACTTCCAAATGCAGGATTACATAACAAAAATAACAAACCTGCTACTAATATTGTTTTCATTGTAATAATCCTTTTTCTAATAATTCTTGTATCTGTGTTTCTCTAACCATTGCTCCCCAACGTCTTGGATTAACAAAAGTCTTTTTAAAGAATTTACACATCTGAGGATCCGGATCAAACAACATCATTTCATTAATGTTGTCGTTTAATTCTGCTCCTAAATCTTTAATTGCTATTTCTAACATCTCTTTGTTCCATGTAACTTTTGTGTACTTACAAAGTTCGTCTCCTGGAAAACGAGGTAGTATGTCGCTATCAAAGAATTCTTTAAACCATTCAAAGTCTGATATTTGATTAGTGTTCCAATCGCTTAAAACTGTCATCTTACATCCTAATCTTGCTCCATAGATTGCCCATAAGCCATTCTCTACATCACTGCCTATGTTACACCATGTCTGTAATCTGTTATAGTTTTGCCACCACACTTTTTGTATAAACTCATCAGGACTGATTCGCTTACCTTGGTCTAAACTCATTTTAACTCCCTCACGAAAGCCTGCCCTGAAGGCTTGGAACGGACTGGCTGTTTGATGCACTTCACTGAATGTGTCATTCAGTTGTATGTAGTTAAGTTTCCAACAAAACTCCATTCCTTCTCCATCATCGGCGGCTTCGTGAGTTCGTATGGTCTTTGTGTATTCGGTGGGCCAACATTTAAGTCCGCCATTACCATATACTAGACCGTTCAGTATATTCTTAGCATTCCAACTAAAAATACTTTCTGATATGTTGTTCCCGTCATGGTCTGTGTCGGGAACCTCTAAAACTTGTTCAAAGAAATCATCCATAACGATGTTGTCACCGTCTACGGTTATAAATCTTTCTGTTTCGGATTGTTCTGCGGCAGTCTTGTGTGCTTTATCAAAGCCTTTGACGCCGTGTACCCTCTTTGCCCAAGGTACTTTGTTTAATAAATCTGCCCAATGCTCTTCACAGTTGGGTTCGTCATACGATATGTAAAATATGTCTAATTCGGTGACATCTATCTTTGCCATGTGCTTGTCCTGTAAAAAAATTAACTACGCACATATTTATCATATAATTTCCTTGTGTAAATGCTAAAATCGTTTAGGTTATAGTCCTTTTTAAAATTCATTATTTTTAAGTTTTGTAAATCATTAATATTGATATTTAATTTTTCGTACAGTATATGTGGGTCGCCTGGAGACGTAATATACAAAACAATATTTTCTTTTACTTTCTTTTTGGAATTTAATGTAACAGTAAACTTGCTTTGTTGTACATTAATCATTATATCCCACTTATCATCTTCTTTATACTCTTTTACTTCAGTTAAAAATTCTTGTTCTACATCATATGTAGGTTTATCCACAGGCTTAAATGTAACGTATGGAATACCATCATCATTTTCTTCGACTATAAATTCTGCTACACTTCTTCCTTCTTCGTCCATAAACGATACTGCATTAGTTTCCATTTCTACTAACTTTTTATTTTTATGCTTACGCATATCTTCGGGTCTTTCATGACTTTTATAAAATATTATACCCTCATCATTATACACAAGAAACGTTGTATCTGTTCTTTGTTTTTCTGCCTCTTTCAAAGAGCCATGTTCTTTTTTTAGTAATGCAAGTTTTTCGCCTGGTGTTAATTCTGCCATGCCATCTCCATTTGTGTAATCTTGTCTTTGTCCATCCAATGCTTTTCAACATAATGAAAAGGTTGTGTTATCTGAAAGTTACCTATTTTAAAATTGTTATAACTGTTATAATATGTAGGAATACTTTTTGTCCAATCCTCTTCCATAAAACTTGTTGGTATATTTTGTATTCTACTTTTCATATGTATAAACGTAGGTAACTCTGTCATATGATCCATTGTTGTTTTATCTTCTATTCCTAATAGTTGTATTGCTAAACTAAATGCCACATCAGCACTTAGCCAATCTGGTTTACCTTTTGGCATATATTTAAAATAAAATCTTTCCCAATTTTCAAATATAGTTTGAGACATTTTAAAAAATTCTTCTGCTAATGGACATTGTTTAAAATAAAAGAATGCTGTATATACATTTGGCATTTTATTATTTTTTAAATGTAATCTATAATGATAATCTTCTATAGGTTCACCTCTGTATGTTTTTACATTGGTACATGCCCATATATCTTTTTCGCTTAACATATCCCACCAATGACTTACATCATTTGGGAATATCATATCTGTATCTAGTATTACAGTTTCCTTATAAGGAGTCATGTAATAATATTTCCATTTGTTATTAATTTTCCATTCGGCATCTTTAGCCTGGTCATTCCAAGGTATATCTACTATATGGTCAAATATATCTTTGTGCTTTTGTTTAATTAATTTTTTAGTTTTGTCATCTACACATACTGTTAGATTGCTTACAGTACTCTGTGTAAGTTTTAAATTTAATGCAAGGGCATACGCCTGTTCTAGATAATCAGTTGTGTCGTTGTTTTGTGCAATTACTATATAACCTTTATCCATGCCAAACGCCTTGTGCAAATACATCATCGAATATATCGTGACAGTATAATTTCATCATAGGTTCTGTGTACCAATAGAAGTAACTAATTTTTACATTGTAATCTACACCTTGAGTTCTGGTTGCTTCTCTGTTATCCTCTAATATATAATATCGAAAAGGATTCATATTTAACCCAAATACTCTGTGTTCTAATACTCTAAACTTTTCACCCTTTGCTATTGTTCTCATACCGGTTCTAATTTTTCCCCATCAACAGTTGTTAAACATACTTCACACCAGCCAAAGTCATCGTGGTCACATACTGCATTACGTTTTGCTTCTTTAAGTTTGCGTGACTCCTCTACTGCTTTGACCCACTCGTCTGAATTTTTCTGCCAACTGTCACTGTTATTCCATGTCATCTTACAATCTCTATATCGCTTTCTGTTTCTATTACTACTCTAGCACCACACGATAATAATTTTTTACCTTCTTCACCATATACAACTTTACTAGGTCCTTTAACTTCTACTTCATGACAGTATGTGTTATTACGTCCTTCTTTAATTGTAATTACTGGCTCGTTGGTGCCGTGTTTTAAGTTGCTTCTAATCTTGTGTTGATTAACGTGTATATATTTTTTTACCATTAGTCATGCTCCGCTATAACATACAAATTTCTTACTACTACAAAACCTGTAATATGATTCATTACTACTACTTGTGGTCGATTCATATTTTGGTATATAGGTATTGTCATTAATTTATTTGTTATTAATGCTCTATTACTTGGATCATTACTTAATAAAAAATTACCTTCTTTAATATTGTCTCTATTGTTCAATGCCCATATAGTCATGCCAACATCTATAGCATTTAAAATATAATACCTTCTACGTTCTATTGGCGTTGGATATATGTCTATTTCAACAAACTGCAATCTTCTTTCTCGTTCTCTAAACAACAAAGTTTTATATGCATCAGCATCTTGACTCATTTGTTTAAAATCAAATGGTTGATCCTGTACATATTGTTTAATTTCTTCTTTTGTCATGGCACTTGCTGTTGGTAAAAACATTAATAATGCTAAACCTAAAATTGCACCCCACATAATTATTTTTCCTTTCATTACCATCTCCAAGGTAGTATTGAGTAACCAATTGTGATGTTAAGTAAAAATTCAATTACAATAAGTGTAATACCTCCACCTACAATTTGCCATGTCCACCATCGCCAGCCTTCTAAACTGTCGCCCCATTTTCTTATTTTGCTGTTTCTTGCTTTGTCATAGGCTCCACTTCCTTCACCTATTTTATTTGCCCAATGATTTGGATCAACCCATTCTTTTAATTTTATCAAGGGCCAAAATATTTTTTTCATTATATCCATTGCTTTAGTGTCTTGTAATACTACATTAAGATATAATGCACCACCAAGTACAACTATTGCTATTAATGTTATTATAAAATCTTCACTCATTAAAAAATGCCTCTACGTCTACACTAAAATCTAGTTTAGGTAAATTTATATGTTTCCTTCTTTTATATTTAACCTTTTCGTCAAAGTTATCTTCTAACCAAACAAGTTCTCCACCAAATTCTTTGTAAATCATTGCTTGCCATTTTAAATTTTTTAAATCCATTTTTGCAAAATTTGAAGCAAATTTTACCATCTCTGCTTGTTGAAGATGTAATGGTAAGTCAGTATTAAACATAGGATTTATTCTCTTGCCCCAATCTTTTGGATAAAGTCCATCTGGTGCAATTTGTTGCCACGGGTGCCAATCAAATGATAAACCTGCATATAGGTGGCTTGTAATCTGTGCATTAAAATCTCTTCTTACTGTATAATAAATTTTTTCTGCAGGTCTCAAATATAAATCTCTAAATTTTGAATAGTAATCTTCGAAACCAAATTGGTCAGGCATTACTTTATACACATGTGTATTTTTAGTAGGACCAACAAATCCTGTTACTGCTCTAGTTTTAGAATGTAAATATTCATTGCCGTCCCCACCAATGCTTCTGGCAAACACTGATGACCCTGTTCTATAATTAGCAATTATTATCTTCATCTATGTGTTTCCAATCTTCTTTATACAAACAAAAACGAGTATTACCATCACCAGTTTCATATACAAATTGCATACCTAATAGTTGTACCACTGTGCCTTCAAAAGTTCCATTAAGTCTACATGTATGTTCTATGTAGTCTCCTAATTGAGGTGGTTTCTTTTTACGCATTAGCATACTCCAATAACTGTTCGCTTATTCTATTTAATGCCCATTTATTCATAACATGAATATCCAGGTGCCTCCATCTACATAACATAAAGTCGCCTAAACTTTTTGGTTTCTCAAGATAAAATATTAGTTCATTCTTTGCTGGTGCTGAATGTACATCATCTGTGTCGAAAGTTTTGTATAATGAAGGCACTGGAAGTTGTGGTATTGCTTTATCCTCAAAGCCACCTAACATGTGTGCCGCAACACTAAAACTATAATCATTACGATATAATGAACCGGGCCATTTGTAAACATCTTGATAATATCTACTATTGTCTCTTACATGTTTTACAGTTTCAAAAAACTGTCTTGTAAATTCTGTCTTTTGAAAATATACTACTGTTGCCCAATACATTGTGATACCCGTTGGGTGTAATCTTTTTAAACTGTCATCTTCTCTTTCATACATTATGTCTTCATATTTCCAATTCATCATAAGTTCATTGTTGTGACCCCAACAAGAATTTAATGCATTACTTAAAATTAAATAGTCAGCATCTATCATAATTGTTTCGTCATATGGACTTATATCATATGCATCACATCTGTCTAAATTGTAAAATGGAAGTGGCTTAATAGTATGACTTGTGTCTTTGAATAATCTTTGATTGGCATATTTAAAATGCTTGTCTTTTTCTACAAATACAATATTGTTTATTGCTTTATCAACAAAGTCTTTTCCTAGTTGTGATACTGTATAATCATAACTTGCTTTATTGGTAACAACTGTAACGTTTTGTATATCACAGTTTTGTTTTATTAGCATAGCATTTACTGTTGCCAACTTGAGATAATCTATCTCATCGTTGTTGTGAGCAAACATCAAGAACCCTTTACTCATTTCTTAACAATCTCCTTGTGTGTTTCCAATCTTTAACTGCAAACACTTGATGTGGTTGTAACAGTTTTGCTAAAGGATAATCGTTGCCTGCAGGATCTGTTCTGTCACCATAGAACTTTATTCTTTCTATATTGCTAAACTCTTTTATTACTTGTGCTTTGTTACAGCCTTTTGGAAATATGTCTATGCCTGTCTCTCCTCCTACATCTGCTTGTAAGTCTGGATACTTTTCATTAAACTGTTTTGCTATTGTTTCTCTTTCTTTATGTTTGCAATCATATTCATAATACTGTTTGCGTTGTTCTTGATTTGCACCACGTCCTACTATACTAAAATTACACATGCCTATTCTGTTTTCAAAATGTGTTCCTGTGCGTAATTCAAAAGGACTGTGGTCTAACTTAAATTGTAACCATTGTCTTGGATCTATAGGCAACTCCCAATCGCTGTAATACAGTTCCCTGTCTCTAATCCATCTGCTGTTACCACTACAATTATACACTCTCATACATGCATGATATACATCACGTCCTAATTGTTCTATTGTTTTTTGTCTGTCACTGCCTGTGACTAAGAATACTCTATGCTTGAATGCAAAGTTTAAAAACTCTGTTTTAAATGATGGGTCTATTATTCCTCTGCTAGGTGTTAATGTACCGTCAACATCAAATATATAATCATGTATCATCGATATCTAAATCAATCAACTTATGTACTTTTCTGCTCTTCTTTAATTTTTCGTATTCTGCATGATATTCATTTGTTGCTTCAAAGTAACGTGATGTAATTTCCTCTAAGAACTCTTCGAGTTCAATTTGAATTGGGTTATTGTATATGTCAAGCAATACTGCTTTTGTGTGTTCTTGGTCTAACAATGTTTTTACAAACGATATCAATACTTGGTCTATTTGAAATGTTCCACCATTAATGCTGTAACTTAATAGTGTTTGGACTTTTGCTTTTAAATTATTATGCTGAACATTTAACGTTCTACGATAATTAGCAAATTCTAATGCTTTTGTTAGTTTAGACGACATACTCATATTTATTAGTCACAAAAAAGCCAGTTACTATGAACTGGCTTTAAGTTTTAATATTTGTCTGTTATTATAGTTCGCTTGTTGTAGCAGTTGTTGGAGCGGCATGTGTTACACCGTTATTTGCTCTTTTAGTTTGAACTGTACTTGTTAATGTACCGTCAACACTATCAACATAACCTTGTGTGTCATCTGAGTTGCCAGCAACACCGTCAGGTCCAACACCTGAACCTAATGCGTGGTCATCTCTAAATATTGTTTTAAATGTTAATACTGTTGGGTTTGTTGTACTGTCAACTTTACCTTGAATTCTGTAATAGTTACTTGAATATGCACCTGAACCTGTTTTGGTATAGAGTGTTTGGAAACTAGTTGTTAGTTCATAAAAACCTTTGTTAGCACTTGTGCCTGTAGATCCTGAACTTACTAAATCATCTAAGTTAAATGTTAATGTACCCATAGCACTTAACAATGAAGTCCAGTTTGCATTCTGAGAACCAATTGTTCCTGCGGCACTACCTGATGTACCACCTGAACGTGAACCTGTAAATAATACTTCACCACCTGAGTTAAAAAATCCTCTACTTGCCGCTTCACTTGGAAACGTCATTGTGAATTGATGTGTGACTTCGTTTGTTGCGGCATTACCCCATGCACTTGTTCTTGTGCTAGTGTCTGCGGCATCTGTTGTTAAACTACTTGATGGAACAGCCACTCTTGCATCAAAACATGCTTTAACATCAGTCATCAAGTTGTTCCAGTCAGCGGCTGTAATTGTATTACTGCTTGTTCTGTCTGAACCTGAATTACCTGTTAATGTTAAACCTAAGAATGTTGCTAAGGACTGTACCTCGTCCTGTAAGTTTTTATAACCATTGTCTGTGCTACTAGCATTAATAGTTTCGCCTGTTGCGGCATCTAAACTACCTGTTGCATTGTTGTAACCATAAACAGTACTAAGTGTATATGAGCCCAATGTAACATCATTAGGTGCACCTAGTTGCCTATATACATTTGCAATCATGTTATCATAATCAGCAGGTTGAACTGTGTCGGTATTAGCGACAACTTGAACCATGTTAGTTCCACCGCTTACTGTTAATGTTGATCCTGATGCCATAGTTTAATCTCCTACTTTATGCTTATATTTATCCTATTTAACTCCAATGACTGCTTCTACTATTCCTGCGTCACCGTCTTCTTTATCTTCAAGACTTCTACCAATTATTGCTTTTACGTCTACATCTTCATCTGCAACACCCCAAGCAACACCTGGAACATCACTTGCTACTAGTCTTTCACCTTTAGCAAGTTTACCAATTACTTTAACAGGAACCCTTCCTGCTAATGCTACTGGTTGTCCTTGTGCTTCACTGTTCATTAAGTATGCTGGATTACTTGATATAACACCGAACACTTCTATATCTGCATGTTCTAATGTTTGTGTAATTTCTTTTTCTCCACCAATCTTAACAACTGTACCTGCTTCGTATTCTACGTCTGAAACATAAATCTCAGCCATATCCGCATACTGGGCCGATGTTGCTACACCACTAAATGTTGTAGCATGAACTGTTGCAAACTTGGTTCCACTTTCACCAATATCAATTGTGTTGTCTGCACTTGCTTTAACTACACTACCAAATGTTTTATTGGATAATGTGTCTGTGCTTGTTTCAGTTACAACTGTACTATCAATACTAAATGTAACATCACTTGTACCGTCATATTGTGCCGCGGCACTTAGACCTGTACCAGCAATTACATTACCATTTAGTGATAAGTTTGATGTTCCTGCAACGTGGTCAATTAAAACTACGTTTGCTGAACTTAACACATTACCTTTAATACCACCTGTGCTTGAAACAATAGTATTACTTGCAGTAATGTTACTTGCAAAAATAAAGTCTATATCATTTGTTGCATTACCAAAACTTTCAATGTTTAGACCTGAAATGTTAGATGCTGTTAAGTTATCAACATACATGTTGTTGATTGGAGCACCTGCTTCACCAATATCTAATATTGCGTTTGCACCTGCTTTTTTAATGTACTGAGTAACGTTACTTGCGTTGTTACCTGATATAACAGAACCAATGTATAAGTCGTTATATCTGTTTGTTGAACTACCAATGTCTACTTGGTCTGTTAATGCTGTATCAGGTACTAACTGGTTACTTGATGTAGTGAATACATTAGCACCATTGATGTTAGAAGTACCATTGTAAATAGCATTAGCCGTTGCGGCTACGTTGGCGTTTGCCGCCAGTGCCACAGCCGTTGACGCATATTTCTTTCTCAGGTTCATACCTGGTTTAATTTGTACGCCTATACCATTTGTAGTATCGTTTAATTCTGCATAAACATTAGCAGAACCTAAACCTTCAAAGTTTACGTTTAGTGAACTACTAACTGTGAATTCATCATGGTCACTGAATATTGCCATAATGGTTTCACCATTAGTAACACCAGTTCCACTTGAACCATCACTAACATACATCAATGTCAATACTGCCTTGTAGGCTCCTGTATTGTCTGGAATGTATGCTGTTCTTAATCTTGTTCCGTATTTTTGCGGAGAACCAATTGATGAATCTCCACTATATTCGTTTGATACTTTACCTGCATAACTTGAATCTACGAAAGCAGACCCGTCATACAATTTTAGTTTATCATCTGTTGTATCGAAGTACTGTGTTCCTGCCGCTACACCGCCGCTTGGTGCTGTTGCTGAAACTGTTGCACTTACTCTTTGCCATCCGTTTCCGTCATAAACTCTCAATACCTTCTCGCCTTTATCATACCAGGCTTGACCTGTTAATTTGATATCTGGTGAAGGTGCGGATGAACTAGCAAAGTTTTCCAAGTGTCTTATAGAGTTTTGAACAAAGTATTGTCCATAACCAGACACATTTCGACCAACTAGTGCAACACTAAATGAAGAGTTAACCTGACTTGCGGCTACATTGATGGTTAATGAACCATCGCTATTTTGTACTGAATATGTCATTTGTTATCCTCTATTAATTTAACTGTACTCTTACAGTATATATTATTTCTATCGTCCTGTTTGCACTTTTTTGTACTGGGTGAAAAATCACATGCGTAAGCATTGTGCTGTTTGTTGGATCAGTTGCATAACTTAATAATGCTAACTCATCAAAAACATAAAGACCATCATTGGTGGTACTAGTATCAAATGTATCTTGTGCTGAAGGTTCGTTATAACCTAATGTACAAGTTATCTTTAAATCTGTGTAACTAGTTCCTGGAATGATTTCAATTTTGTCTGTTGTTGTGTTATTACTAATAACTTTTTGGAAGGTCCTACTATAAAGTGTTGCACTATTTTCAAATGCTTCACTTACTCTAGGTGCTTTGTAAATTACTTTACCTGCGGCATCAACACTTGTTGCACCGTTGCCAAAAGCCATAAAGTGAATATATGAATCTGCAGAGTTCGTTAATGCTTTTGCTATCATGTTTGCCATGTTACCATAGTGAATTGCATTTCTTTTGTTTACAATTTCTTCTTTGGTGTCAGCATCTCTAATTAAGATGTGCCCTGACATTTTGATACCGGCATTATCGTCCACTTTAGGTTCCTCGATTTTGTCTTTATCCTTACTTACACTCATGCTGTTATTTATCACTTTTCATTAAAATATACTTTAATTATTATCAAAATTATGTAGGAAGTCTATTATACTGCTGTTTGCTTCTAACACACTACCTTTATCTGTGATGCTAATTGCATCTTTTTGACCTTTTTGACCACTATCAAAACCATTGTCAGTGTCTATGTCATGATAGATAATGTGAGTGTTTCCATTAATGGATTCAATCACTTGTCCAGCATAACTACCACCATTAGCAATTCTGTTTTCGTCCCATAGTCCGTCAAAACCGTCTTGTGAAACACTACTTCCGTCTGACCTTACAGTTGTGTTTCCTGTTTCAACATCATACAATAAGTCACCTGTATCACCGTCTAATGTTTCAACTCCATCTTGGAATCCTGATGTACCACCAGTTCCATCGAAGTCATCATCAAACGGAACTTGGTTATCAAATATTTGTACAGGTCTTATCCAGTTGTACAGTTCAGGATCACGTACTAATTTGCCGTCCCCTCCAACTAGTTTGATGTTTTCTGATTCTTGTCCGTTTCTTATCTCTGCACCACTAACAATTAGTGTATTAGGAGTTGTACCTCTTGTACCTCTTGTAATACCTTTTAGTAAGTTAGTTGCAGTATCTCTTGTTTCGTATTCTATTCTTTCGCCTTGTATCCATATTGCCGCAGGTTGTATCTCACTTGCTTCTGGCAATGTACTTGCATCTGTAACACTTATTTCATTATGGAATATTTCTAAGTTTGCACTTAATGTTGTTGCAGGTGCTACTGTTTGTCTATAGTAATCACTTCTTCCAAACAAGTCTTGGAAAATTTTAAATCTTACTTCTGCACTATTTGTACCAACTGTTTCACTAAATGCTGTTGTATTACTTGTTGTAACTGTCTTAGTTGCATCTGTAAAGAATACTGTTGGCTTTGTTGTAACATCCATTACTAATGTTTCAAATGGTTGTACCACAATAAGTTCTTCAGGTCTATCTGGACCATAAGTTGCTTTACTAAATGTAACAGCATCGAACCCGTAATATGTTTCATCATCAACTCTGTAATTAACATTACCTTGTGTTGCTTCGTTGAATATACCAATGAAGTTTTCTACATCTACTTGCTTGTCGTATGCATCAGTATCAAAGCCAAATACGTCCCAACCTCTTGTATCTGTATAGAAAGTTGTTGAGTGTGTACCTGGTACAATGTCTGTAAATATACTTGCGTCTAATTCACTGCCTTGGAAATTAGCACCAACTTTTCTCTTAACCAAATTCAATGCAGGTGTTAAATTACCTGAATTAACCATGTTGGTTACAATGTCAACATTTTGAATAATGTTTGCATTACTTGTTGACCCTTCACCATATACTAAATCAAATGCTTTTACTATTTCACTTCTTACTGTTGGATCATATTTCCAAATCTTTTCTGGAGCAGTCCATTTTTGACTTACATTACTAATATTAATATTTGCATTCGATTCTATGTCTACAATATTTTTAGCAATACTAACATTTAAACTTTCTGTTGTTGGATCATATCCATCATAATATTCAAATGTAATTGGTGTACCACTTATAGGAGTACCTACTCTTGGATTTAAACTTGCGTTGGATTCAAATGTTACAAAGTTACTAATGAAATTAACATTGTAGTTGTTTACTTCTTCTGTGAGGAAGCCTCCACTTACATATGGTGTTGTTAGTGTAGGTCTAGTAGTCTGTAGTTTATCATTATACAACTCTATTTTATCATTGTCAACCTTAACAAAGAATTCTTTATTGTTTAGTTCGTTACTTGCTGGTAATCCGTTTGCATGTTCTGTGTACACATTTTCAACAACAATTTTCTCACCTGTTATCGATGAATTTGCATATTCACTTGAATACTGTACACCTGTATCACTGTCATCTCTATAAACAGATAAGTCTGCAACATCTACAACCAAGTTACCAATTGAAGCAACATTTACCTGTAAAGCATTTGCACCAGCACTACCCAATGCACTATCTGGAATAGTAATAACATCATTAATCTTATTACCAGAACCAAATGATGCTACTGTTGGTATTGCTGTTACGTTACCCATTCCATCAACTGTAACATTAAATGTTCCTACTGTTGAATTACTACTGCTTGATGTTCCAGTTACTCCGTTGTATGTACCAGGCTTTCTGTTTACTCTTGAAACTGTAAATGTAGCATCTGCGGCTCCACCGTTACCTAGTACACTATCACTAATTGTGATAACATCGCCTATAGCATGTCCTGTGCCAGGACTTGTAACACTAACTGTTTGTATTGCACCATTGGCTTCAACAGTAACATTTATATTACCAACGGATAAATCAACTGTTGCTATATCAAATGTTATGTTATTTGCGCCTGTGTTACCTAATAGACTATCTGCAACTGTTAAAGTTTCACCAACTACATAGCCGTTACCATTTACATTAGATGTAACACCTGTTACGGTACCTATGCTGTCTACTACGACATCAACTGTTGTACCTGTGCCAGTACCACCTGTTGTAGCAACATTAGTATATGTGCCAGGTGTTCTGTTTACAGTTGCAACATCAAATGTTACTGCTGGTGCTCCACCGGCTCCTAGTAGTGCATCTATAATAGTGTGAGTATCACCAACTACATGTCCTGTTCCTGGAACATTTGCTGTAACACTTGAAACATTACCTGTAATTGCATCAACTACAACGTCATATGTACCTACTGTTGCACTACCATTATCACTTGTGCCAGCAACATTACTATAAGTTCCTGCTTGTCTATTTACGTCAGCGGCTACTGTTACAGAGTATGTTAATCTAGTATTACCGTTACCACTAACAATATTATTAAATGTTGAAGCACCTACACCATTACTTGTACCTGTTACATTTGCGTATGTACCTGGTGTTCTACTTGCAGTTGCACCAATGTTACTTGACAATACTAAGAACGCATTTGCATCATTACCTAATGTCAATGTATCATGAGAACCTGTTATGCCTCTTATAGCATCTCTATTTTTAGATTTAGCAGGTATAAGTTCACCGCTAACAAATACTTTAAATTTATCTTGGTCTTTAACATCTATGTTAAAACTAAATCCTGCACTAGAACCATCTGCAATAACAGTTTCAGTTTTACCACCAGTTGTATTTTCAAACAAGTCACCTTTAACTCTATCAAATACAATAGTTGTATTACTTTGTCTTGTTAAATTACTATTGCTGTTAAATCCTGCATACAATGTATTACTTGATAAAATATTAACATCTGTATTCACACTATCATCTAATATTCTAACATTTGAAATACTTTCATCAAAGTAAGGAGGTCTATCAAAGTCTGTTGTTGAACCTGTTAAAAATTCTACAGGTGTTTTCTTAATATCACTGTAATTTCTAATTTTACTACTATATGGTTTTACTTCATTAAAGTAGTCTACGGCTTTATCAAAGTTATCAACTTTAAATCCTTTAAATGGAATTAAGTCTGTTTCTTCTTTTTCAACTTTTAAGTATGTTGATTTAAATGCCCAATCAAGTTCACCTTGTTCTGCGTATGCATGTTTAAGCATCTTAAAGAAGAACTGATTCCAATATTCGGAACCTGAGCCTATGAATACATTTTTATAAAGTGCAAATAATACTTGTCTAATTTCTGTACCAATTGCTTCAGTTTGTATATCAGTATATACTGTTGTTTTCCATTGTACAGTTTCATCTTCTTTTGCAATTAACTTAAATGTATCTGTGGCTTTAGTATATTCATAAAGTTCATATTTGCTTGTATCATTCTTTTGAACTTGTATAATGCTCTTATCTAATACATTTGTTAATAATTCAAATTGTTTTGTATCTGTTACTTTTCTTAATGGTTTATAATCTTCGTTGTAGTATAGTTGCGAATTATCAATACCACTAACTCTTAGTTTTTCAAACCAATTTACAGTATCTAAATAAGTTAATGTAGCAGGAAGTTTTGTTCTCCAATCTAAGAACGTGCTGTCCATTTTAACTTCTCTAAAGATTTCATTTAATGCATCAAACATTTGCTTTCTAGCATCTTTGAGATTTTTAAACATTGTTTGTCTAGGTCTAAACTTAGAACCGTAACGTTCTGCTGTACTCAATCCTTTGGTTGGTACAACTTGATTAATTGCATTATAACCTGCTAAACTGTCTATTAGTTTTATACTTAAATTCTCAGGTATACTTTCTTGTGGGTCGCCTTCACCAATTAGTCTCCAACTACTATGTTTCTGACTTGCAATTGGATCTTTACGTTTGAAGTTTACACTTAAAATACTTTCATCTGTTTTAATTAAATCAGATAGTGTATTAACAATCATTCCGTCAGGTGAAATAATACCTGCAAAAGCAACTCTTTCTGCATAAGGATCATTTAATAGTCTTTCTAAGTCTGCAACACTTCTGTCTCTACCATATTTTTGTTTTGCTGTATCACTTACATCTAAAACACCTCTTACCCAATAGTAATAATATTGTACAGTCTTACCGCTTCTATTGTCCACATGTTTTTCTACAACAAATGCATTTGGATCTTTTACAACACCTGGTCCTTCATATGCATTAGGCAAGTTAATACTTTCAACCCATTCATAAACTTCAATTTGTGAACTAGGGAATCTTTCACCCCAACCAATTGCTCTTTCTGTATTGTTGTAGCCTACTTTTTCAACCATGCCGTCAACATATCTACTGATGCCATATGCACCTGATCCTTGTTCGTACCATTGATAAATTGCATTATATGTGTCCCACCAAGTTGTACCTACTTGCTCTCTACCCCATTCTGTTCTTGCAGGATCATATACACAAGGATCTACTGTACTTCTATAGTTTATATCCTTGCTTATAAATCCTGGTATAACACCTTTGAATGGATCATATAAATCTATATCAAATTCTTTATGTGCTGTTTCCTCATCATATGTTATAACGTCTGTAATACGTTTTACATCTACTAATTTTTCTTGTTTTCTAATAACTGTATTTGCTTCTAAGTATGCCCAACCATTTGCATCGTATTGGTCAATCCATACATTAGCCATATTTTCAAAACCTGTTGGAGGCGTTGCATGTCTTAAACTCTTAAGCATTAAGCCATCAACTTTAATTCTTTTATCTAGTTCAAATGGTCTAGGTGTATTGCCACCATTGATATCTAACAATGTGTATGTGAACATACCAGCATTGCCACCTATAACATCACCTGCTGTTGTATTAATCTCGTTTGTACCCAAGAAACCAATTGTGTCACCACCACCGTCACCAGTGTCTATTTTAACTGCTTCTGGTAATGGATCTTTAATGTATGAACCTGGCAATATTCCTAGTAAGTCTAATAAACCTGGATTAAGTTCATCACCAAGTCTTATACCATCAATGTTTGGTCCACCAATTTTTAATATTTGGAATCCATTGCCGTCATCTATAAGTTCTGCACCAAACAATGGGAAACCGTCTGGGCCAAATATTGGATAGTCATTAATTGTTTCCATTAATTGTTCTGCATCTGATGGTTTAGGAACAACACCTTCATTTAATCCTAAGTCTGTTAAAGCATTACCTTTTTCTGAACAGTCTGGTATAAATCTTGATGTTAAATAAATTCTAGCACCTGTACCTGAACCTGCCTCATATCCTGCTGTACCTAATACATCACTTTGTTTGTCTGACGGAGTTTGTCTTTGTATATCATATTCTAATGGTAAACCACTATCTAGGTCACTTGGGAATTCTTTGTAAACACCTCTGTCAATACATGCAAAGTTTAAAGGTTCTCCGTTTGTACCTACTTGTGTTATAACAAATTTAGCAACTCTTTCTACAGGTTTTGCAGTGGCAAATTTTGCAGAAACTCTTGCATTTTTACCTAAACCTTTTACTGTGATTGTAGGCGGATTTTCTGGACTGTACATTCTACCACCTGATAGTAATGGTATCTCTACAAGTCCACCATTAGTATCAAACACAATGTTATTCATGTCTGCTTGTGCGCCACCACCTGGATCACTTGGATCACCTATTCTGATTTCTAATCCTCTTGCTTGATTGTTTTGGTCTAAATATCCTGAGCCTGCATTGTTTACTGTTAATGATTCTATACTCAAAGCAGGTACTCTAACTACAGGAGTACCACCAACAACCCTTAGTATATCCATTACTCTATAACCTGTACCTGCAACTCCACTTCTTTGTGCTATAATGTTTTGACGTTTTTTCTCGTCTGCTGTAACTGTATTTGTTACAAAACTAGAAACACTAGCAGGAGTAATCATTGTGAATGCATCATTCTGATTTGATGCCGCTCCCAATTGGTTTTGGAATGTTGTATTAACCGCTGGATTATTTTGTGCATCTTGTTGTTGATGCGAATTAAAGTTTACTTGGTTAGTTTTTTGTGCCGCATAGTCTAGTACTTCTTTAAATACACCACCTGCACACCCATTTCTAATAACCATTGGGTCTGAACTCTTTTTAATAATACTTAAACATTGTTCATTAGTTGTTGGACTTGAACTAATGTTTACAATAACTTTATCGCATTGACTTTCAATTGCATTCTTAACATTATTTAATGTTGCATTTGCACCTAAGTTCATATCAATTGTACAATCATCAATCTTAAATGAATCACCTTTACCTACTCCTAATGGCTCACCACAAATTTTTACTCTTGGTTTTGGAGGACATACAGGTATTTGTACAGGAGGTTGTACAGGTTGATACTTGCCATTTGCTTTGGCTAATGGCGCCAATGAGATAAATTTAGTTCCTGTTGTTACAGGTGTTCCTGCGGATGCTGGTACAGTAGGAACACTGATTCCAGCAACTCCTCCTCCACCATAATTAACTACACCTGCTCCTTGATTAGAAGTTAATAAATTGGTTGCACCACTTTGTGTGGTAGCACTATATGTAGGAGTACCCGAAGCCACAGTTGATCCAAATGGATTATTTTTTGCCTGTAAACTCTTATTACTTGTTCCTAAATTTATATTAATAGGTAGTGATGAATAACTCAAAGCACCTATACCACCTATTTGAGCAGAGAAGTTAAAGTTTGGAGTTCCGCCTCCTAGTCCTAACGATCCTGCCATTAAGTTTCCAAAGTTTGGAATACCAAGTGGGATATTACCTAATGGAATCTTTGGTGGTACAAAAGCCGCTACAGGAGGTGTAGGCAATTTAGGCGCCGCACCTGATGTTGCGTCTTGCGGATAGCACATAAAGTATCTATATGCAATACTTCTTTTAGGTGTTTTTTCTAATTTAACATGTATGTATCTACCATTATCTGCATTATAACTAAATGTTAATTTACCTGCAAATGTTAAGAAACCTGAACCATCAGGTCCCACATAATTTTTCAGTCCACCATAATAACTGCCTGAACCAATTCCAAATGCCGCTCCTAACTCATTAAGTTCTTTTTGATCCATCAATGCTAGTCCTTGACTGCCTTGTGTAGTAGCAATTACTCTACCTGATCCTTGATTTGCAGAACTACTCTGATAAACTGTCATTTTATCTTTTGCACTATACATGTCAAATAATATTTTAACAGTATAGTCAAATTGATTATTACTTGTAAATGTAAATGTTTTCCACTCTGTTACACCAGTTCCTTTAGTATTAGAAACTTTTTCACAAACTGTTACCGCATCTGGCTTAGGCGGTGGTGGCGGTGGCGGTGGCGGAGGTGGAGGACAAGGTTCATCAAATTGAGTTATTGTCTTAATCGTATCCAAGTTCAAAACTGTTACACCATAATTACTTCCTATAGAATCGACCTTAACTGTACTGGACAAGTTAGGACTGTTGTATGTAGGTGTTGGTGTAGCCGGTGGTACTGGAGGTACTATCGGTGGTATAGGAGTTTGCGGTGGTGAAGGCGGAGCCTGTGTACCACCTGCACCTGCACCTGGTGTTGGAACTTGTGGAGGTGTTCCTGTATTATTCACAGGATTAAATGGTAAATTAATTGGTCCTACTGGTGTAAACGAAACATTTGTTCCACCAGGGAATGGATTAAATCCTAATCCACCACCTGCTCCTGCAGGCCCTATTGCTCCAAAATGATTTAAGAACGATCCTGGATTAGCCATGTTAATGGCTGTATTATTAATCTGTGGTGCACCTTGGAATCCTGGGGGTATAGTTGGAATTCGACCAGCACCATTAATTGCTTTAGGTCCACCTGCTTTTCTTCCCATTGGTCCAAATATACTATGCTTCATTGCATTTAGAGACCCTTTAGGTATTGCAAATCCGGCGTTAAAGGAACCTGTGTCCATTACACTATTTTGTTTTTGTATAAGTTGTCTGTTTATTTCATCAACAAGTTCATCTGCATTTAAGTAATTGTATGCTCTAGTAACAACATCTGCACCATCTATATTATATGTACCTTGTGAAGTTTCAACTAATACTGGAACTCTATTATCTATTCCATCATCATTGTCATCAGTAAAGTTGTCTAAATCACCTCTTGTTTGTGTTGCTCCTGTGCCAAACATATCGAATGCTTGTTTGTTAATATAAGTATTTCCATCGCCTGGTGCATGTGGGTGTCCTAATCCAAATCCTTCTAGTTCAATGGTATTGTCACTAGGTACATCTAATACAGTATAATTCTTGTTGTAGAATTCAGCACCAAAGTCTGCAATGGTTATTGTTTGTCCAATAATCTTATCTGTGCCATCTGTTGGATGTCCATGGTTTTCTCTTGTTGTAACTGTAATTGTTGAATCAACTATGTCTGCATTTCCAAACGTATCTTCAGTAAATGTTAATGTAGCACCATTGGAAATATTTGCGTTAGCACTTAATGTAATATTGCTTAGACTTGTTACATCAACAACTTTGGTACCAGCAGTAACACCTGTACCACTTACTAACATACCACCTTGTACGTTTACTAGAGAGCCATTTAATATAACATTTGGACTATCTGTAACTGCACCATTTACAGTTAATGTGTTTGAAAGCGGGTCACTGAAGAAACCATCTAATAGTATTTTACCAGTTTGTGTTCCTGCAGGAGTATCGCTAGGTTCTATTTTTCTTAAAATGTATGTATCGGTATATCCACCTGCTCTATTAACATATACTGTATCACCTGCAATCAAGTTACTGACATTTGCATCTGTTGTAACCAATAACCCATCATCTACACTTGCAGTTAAATCTGCTGGAGCAATATTTGAACTTACACCCGGATCATTAATAGTAAATGTTGTTATCTTTGTATTTGCATTTGTAAATTGTGCTTGTACAGATGTTGTGTTAATAACTGTATTTGCGGCTATGTTACTTGATACTGCAATATTTTCACTTAATACAACATAATTTACTTTTCCGTTAGCATGTAAATTTACACCATCAATAAAAATGTTTGATGATGTTTCTGTTGGTGAGAAAAATCTATTACTTGCAATATCAAAATCTTGTAAATAATTTCCTAGTTGTGCATTTGCTTGTTCATTTTCCCAAAGCACTCTACCGTTTGCGTCTTTAACTTCATCTATGTAAACAATGTTTGTGTTACTTGTGATGTTTGAAGTTTCTAATTGTACAATAGGTCCTACATTTGCAAAGCCTGTTAATGTATTAGTTACATTACCATCACCAAATATTACATTACTAATAACAAACGCATTATTGTTTAGTGTACTGCTTGTTGAGTCCACAAATCTTACATATCTGCCATTTGCTATATTACTTCTGTTAGGTGATGCGTTGGCATTTTCTTCCAATGATATCTGTACATCACCACCTGTTAGTACGTTTGCTTGTACACTAAAGTTGCTGTTTGCACTATCTCTAACTGAACCATTAGGATAGTTTGCCATAGTAGTAATTGAGCCACTATTTTTTGGAGCAATAGTAGATATTGCTCTGTAAGTTGGTGGATTAAAAGTAATGTTGGCAACTTCTACTGCTTGATCCGATATCTGAGTTTCGTCAACATACAGCATTAATTTTTCATTCATCTTTAATGCTGTAGGATCAAATAGTTTATCACCTTCTGCATTTGTTAAGTTACCTGCCCATGTAACATTTGGTCCTAATGTTGTATTTCCTTTTAATGCTATAACACTATCATAATATAATGTATTATCGTAATCTGTTGTTGCACGACCACCACCTGAGTATGTACCGCTTATGTTACTTGCTACTGTAAATGCTGAAATGTTTGCCGCAATAATATTTGCATTTGTTAAATTAAATACACTTGGTGTTACATTTGATATTGTAACTTTATCGCCTTTCTTAAATAATTGTGTTGCAGTAAATGTTACATTTGTACCATCTGCTGTTGCTCCTGAAATTGGAGCAGTAATTCTTTCTAATTGATTTTTGTCTTTGTATAAGTTATCTAAACTTACGTCTGAGAACAAAATACTTTGATTATTAACATCGTCATATTCAACAAACATTCTAGAAACATTTGCTTTTTCTAATTCATAAACATCAAACTCATTGTGTTCTCCTCTAGCAAAATGAATGATATCATTTACACCTGGAATTTCTTTAGGTCTTCTCACATCTGAATTAAACAGTTCTCTAGCATCACTTAAATCCATTGCTTGGTAATCTACATCATACTTGGAAACATATCCTGAGTTTGGTAAAGGATCATACTTACTGTCCACTATACCAACATAACTAACACTACTTGTCAAGGGCCATAGACTTTTTTCTGCCATATCTGATGGTCTTACTACTAATCTACTTGCATCGTCAACATCAATTAAGATTGTGTTATCACTTTCATCGTCAGGTGTAATTTCAAATGTTCTAACTTGTTCTAGTTTAGCCGCTAAGGCATCATTGGCAAACACTTTAATATTAAGAGTGCTACCTGGTAAATCACCTTGATATGTATCTGTAAAATCAACAGTTGATTTTTCAACAATTAAAATATTTGCTTGGGCATCTAATTGACCACCTGGTAACTGACTTACATCATGGAATATGATATTATTTGTATTTGAGTCAACATTAGTAATTGTATATCCGCTAGTTGCGTCTGACTCTAATTTGTCAGAAAGCAAACTACCATTAACATAAACTTCTATGTGAGGATAAGAACCATTAATAATGTTTAAGTTATCTGTTGCAATAGATCCTGCTAATGTGCTTATGTTTGCTGTACTAAGAGGTTGGAAACTAAATGTTTGTGAAACATTTCCTGTTACCAGTCCTCTGTCACTTATTACAGTTGTTCTACTGCCTGGATCAAATTCCCAATCTATATTACCACCAGCACCAACGGCATTACCTGTTGTGCTGTTACCATTAACTGTGATTACTACATCACTATGTGTTGTACTATTTGCACTTTCAAAACTATATCTTTGTCTTGGTTGATATCTCTTACCTTGCAAATTAACATTTGCAATATTACCTATTTGAGTATTTGAATTACTTAATGAAAAGTCATTACCTTTAATATTTAATTGATAATTTTCAACTAAGTTACCACTGCCGTCTACTGTTGTAATCAGTGTAGTATTAGCACTGATGTTTGCGTTTACTTCTGCAGTATTATTAATTAAATTAGCAACTGCTTGTATGTTGGATAGTCCTGTAAAGTCAACAAATGTGTTAGCATTAGCCGACGGTGCAAAGTGGTCTGTTATAAACATACCATTTGTTAAAGCATTTGCTCCAGTAAATATACCACCATGGTCAACGTATTGTCCTGATGCTGACCCACCTATTTCTACACTGGTTGTAATAGCAGATGGTTGTAAGAAGTTTGTTGTTACATTTGCTGTTAGCAACTGAGCCGCAATAACTGTAACAGCAGGATTAATTGTATAACCATATCCTGGCTCATCAACTGTTACATCACTAATAGTTCCGTCTTGTGAAATATTAACTGTTGCTTTAGCAGTTGTACCTCCACCGTATGTGAAAGATCCTGGAATCTCTGCTGGTGGTGGTTCAATTTCTAATATAGGTCTTTGATAGAATACTGTTGTTCTATCCAGGACTTCAACTTCTTTAACTTTACTAACAATGTTTTCAGGGTAAGCAATTTGTATTAGTTGTGATTCACTTGTAATTTCATCAGTTGTTATTTTTAAATCTAAACTTTGTTCATTTTCTGTATCACCAAACTCACCTGCTTTCAGTCCCCATTCATCATATACTGCTACTGAACCCGGTACTAATACTTTATTACTATTAAGCAACGTCTCTATTGCTGTTTTAGTACCTTTACTTTTTATCATTCCTCGATAAAAATCAAATTGGTTGTCGTTGATTAATTCAAACTCTCTTAGATATTTTTTCTCTGCATAACCATATTGTCTTCTGGTTAATTCATATAAATTCTTTTCAACAGGCACATGTCCAATTTCTGTGTACCTTCTCATGTCATCTGCTAAAGTATCATAGTTTGGTTTCAAGCCGTTACTTGTTATTAAATAACCTTCTGCTGTTAAAGTACCGTCCCAATTTTTTGTTCTCTTACCTTTTAGTTTAACACGTTTTTGTCTTGATCCAAATATGTCATCAAATATAGTATCACCGAAAGTTGTTCGGTTGTTAATCAACATTGAATGTTCTATTTCATTTGTGTAAAGAATAATACCATACAGTTGTTTTCCTTCTGGAGGACTAACAATCAATTGTGTATCTTCTCTTATTATGGTACATTCTGTAGGCAAAATAACTTTACCTTCTTCGTCTAAAATGCTAAACTGTCCTTGGTCTGATTCTAATATAGGACTTACTCTACCTATATTAGGTTGGAATGTAAGTTTACCTGCACCAGGACTTAAACTAATTGTATTACCAGCGGCCCAATTTCCTAATGTCCAGAATAGGAATTGTTTACCACTGTATGTCCAGTCATTTACGTCTCCTATGCTGTCATCATATTGGTCAAACACATATCCCATGTTCTTTTGTTGTCTGCCTATGCTGATTAATAAGTCAAACACATCTTCTAATTTTTCATATTCTGTTCCATACTCAACACGTTCAACTTGTCCAGTACCTTCTAAGAATAGTGTTGCTCTAGCACCACCAATTTGTGGTAAACTTGCAAGTCTTTCCCATGTTTCTGTATTTGTTACACTAGTACCTGCATTTGCTTGTTCTTTTGCTCTAAAGAAATTGAATCCTGATTTAACAATAGCACCTGCAGGATAATTTGTTGTGTTACTAAAATTAGTAAAGTCTGCAGGTTCACCGCCTACTTCTATTTGTGTTCTAGGTCCTTCTTTAAAACTAGGTTCTATATCAAAATGTTTTTTAACACTATTAAATCCAAATACTTTGTATTTTGCATCTTCTGTTAGTTCTACTAATACACCTGTATAGTCATTAGTTGTTGCATATGGACCTATGTGTACATCTACTTGTATATCTTCTTGTGGAAGTATTAAACTTGAACTATTACCTGTAGTGGTATAGTTATCCAAGAATACAGTCATTGTATCTTTGTCAATATAACCTGCTAACTTACTACCTAATTTACTTGATACTGATGCAAATGGAATTGCAAATTCAGTATGTGTATCAAGTCCCTGGAATCTCAAATATGAATCTATAAATTGTGTATATCCAGTACTTGCTCTTAATTTGTTGTCGTCATCTTTACTTCCGTGTACAACACTATTTTTAACTTTGAATCTTCTAAAGTTAGCATTCTCTAATAATTGGTTGGTGTTCGCAGAACCACGAACTATTTTTTGTGGCTCTGCAAACACACTGGCAAACTTACCAGGCTTGGTAAGATATAATGCTGAGGCAATCGCAAATGGATAACCCTCAGAAATTTTCCATGAATTTTCAACAGGTGCACCGTCACTGAATTTCCATGTGTTATTTGTTAAACTTGTAGTTGCACCAAATGTGATTGTTTCTGTACTTGCTAATGTATAAGTTGCAGTACCTGAATCTAATGCATTTGCTGAACTGTATAATGTGTAAGTTCCTTCTGGGTATGAACCTGTGCCATGATTTGAAAATTGATTAGGCATATAGAACTTAACACCAGGATGTTCTTTAAATGTGTGGGTATGATATCCACCTGATGTAGATTCTCTCAAAGCAGAATCTACTGTTAAGTACAATGGATAAAAGTATCCAATTTTACCATGAGAATTACCACCTGCATTTTCTTCACCGTATGCGGCAAATGGTCCTTCTGTTTGTAATGTTCCTGCAAACTTGCCTCCTACTGTATAAGGATATGCAGGTTTGCTGTCTGCGTCTATTGTTGCTACATAATAATATGTACCACTTGGATATTCTGGAGTAATACCAAAACGTCCGTTGAATTCGTCTAAGTCTGCACCTGTACTGCTGTATTCATAATCTTCTATAAATTCGCCTGTAGGTGTTCCACCAACTGTTGTTCTTGTTGTAGTTTTTAAACTGTAACCACTTTGTAATCTTTTGATATCAGATGAAACGTTAAGTCTATCTGTATATCCATATGGTCCGTAAATAGGGAATCCATCAAATGCCCAACCCACAATTGGTGAGTGACTATCTGTTGCCCACTCAGTTAAACCAACTGTTTGTGGACTAGGTTGTACATATCCGTACAAATTATTTCTGTCTGGATATCCACCTGCACTATCTCTGTCTACATCATTTCTGTACATAGCATCATAATTAAATGAACTTGATTCAGAGTGTTGTACACCTGTGTTACCGTTAAATATTAATGCACCATTTACTGCAACACCCACAGAAGTATTTCCTGTTGATGTAGCACTACCATATGTTGTGCTGTTGTTGTTACCTGCAAGAGAAACAATGTTATAATTTGATACTTTGTTTAAGTCTATAAATGCTGTATTATTTGTGCTTGGAAAAGTTCCAACTTCATGATTAACACCATTTGTAGAACTAACAAAAATGTTACTGCCAATTTCTTTAACACTTAGTCCATCAATTGTTTTTATAAAACTATTTGCATTTGCAGTTGCAGTACCTGTAGTAGTTTCTATAAAGTCTATTGTTTTAGTTGTAGCGGCTGTACTGATAATGTTTGCTGGTGCTACTAAGTTTCCATTTTCATCAACAGGTATTTCATTTTTTAATCCTATTCTTCTATATGGATTATTTGTTTTAAACTTATTGTTAGTTAAGTTCTCTCTAGAACCACCTCTAATTTTACCTTCTTCTAAATCATTCCAAAGTTTTTTATTTTCACTTGTGTAATCTGTACCGTAAGTTGAGTCCCAATAAGTAGGTTTTTTAGTAAACCCTAACATCTCCCATGGATGAGTATGTGGTCTTTCTGTATCGTAGCAACTCTCGTATATACCTCTCCAATAGCCTGGGCTAGTTGTGCCACTATTATAATTCCATGTAAAGAAGTTATCAGTGTCATAAAATTCATTTTTTACAAAATCAACATCGTTTCTTGAAACATATTGATTAAAATCATTTCTTATTAAGTTATAAAAGTTTTCTCTAGACAGACCTGTATTTCTAAATCTACCAGGTCTGATAGTGTGTACGTTTAAGTCAGGATGACTGTCTTTATCTCTGTATTCTTGTAGTACATTGTTATAAACACGTCTTTCATATTCTAATAAAATGTTATCATGCAAATCATTGTCTGCTACTGTTCTACTACCATCGTGTCCAACAATAACATTTATAGGACTTATAAAACTTGTATCACTTATAATCTCAGGTACATATAGAGGTGTAATACCCATAGCACTTGGAGTTGGGGGAGTTTGTGTGCTTTCTCTGTTTAAGTCAAACAGTCTAACTTTAATTATATTGCCTAATGTAAGTGTATATGTTGATGTAAACTCTAATGTTACAACACCATTTAGACTGTTTATAGTGTAATCTTTATCAACAAGTAACATTGTGTCAACATTGTTTACTTGGTCATAAACATAAATTGTATTTTGTACATTATTACAATCTAAGTAATTTGTTAGAGTATATTTTTTAGTGGCAACATTGTTAATTGTAATTTTTTCTTCTGTGTACTTGTCACCAAATGCTAACATGTAACTGTAATCGAATACTAACTTACCAGGATTAAATGCAATAACATTTTGTAAAACAAATTCCAATATCTCACTATTACTCATAGTAGATGTGTCATTGTTATCTATGTATCTTTTAATTTCTGATTTCAGTCTTGCTTTATATTTTACATATTCGTTAGCATTAAAATTAATTGCATCTATGATATTAAATTTTTCATTACTTACTAGCCAAGATGCCATTTGCAAACTATCATCTGTTTGAATAATTCTGTTTGCATAAGTTTCGTCTTTTTCTAAATTATCAAAGTTGTTAGAACCTAATGGATCTCCACTGAATAATTCTTGATTCTTAACAAAGTTTCTAAAATGTTCTAAATATTGTGGTTGTGATATTTCCTTAATGTCTGCATTTTCATAATTGCTTACCCAACTAGCAGGAACTTCAAAATGACCGAATCTGTCATCAGCAGTAATTTTACCTTCTGTAGTTTTTATTTCTATATCAATTACGTCATTTAGTTTGAATGTAAATGTGCTAAATGTAATTGCAGTTTGATTAGGATCAAAACTAAATGTTTTGTTCCTTTTATCATTTATATAAACTCTAATGCTGTTTGCATTGTCAGTTGGCTTTGCACTAATTTTCCAAAGCAATCTCTCATCATCAACATCTTTTTGACTAACAATATATTGGTCTCTTACAATTTGACTTGCTTTTGTTGAATGTGTTTTCCAAGTAGTACAATATTCTGAATCACCGTTTGGTAATATACGTTTGTAATACACATAACCTTTTACAAATGAATCTTGCGTAGACCCAAATGCTTTATATGACACTAAGTCATCATCTAAATTGTTTACAAAAACTATTTCACTAAAGTTATTAAAGTTTCTATATGACAATGCCATATCCAATACGGTGTCTCTTGTAGCACCAATTGTATTATCTTCTTTGTATGAGAAAATTTTATTTCCTATAAACATACTGTTTGGATATACTGCTTCATTGTCTAATGCTTTTTTGTTTACATCGTAAGCATTAAATAGTATTGGAGTATTAACTTTATTTTTCTTTTGTCCTTCTAACCATGCAGTACCACTCCAGTAATATTCTACACCTTGCTTATTAGCACCAAACTTAATACTGACTACATCACCTGTTGTAGGTGTATATGGTACAAAGTTTGCATCACCATCAACTGCTCCTGCAGGATTTGTACTTGCTGGTTTTCTTTTTAAAATTACTCTATCATCAAAACTTAATACTGTACCTGCAGTAATACTAATTGCTGAATTAACAACAAGTGCTGTACCACTAATACTTGCTACTGTAATATTGTTTAAACTATTTCCTGGCTCACTAACAACTGCACCAACTTTTATATCATCATTTGTAGATGTTAAAGTTATATTTGTTGAACTAGTTACGTCTGCAAAAACAGTTGCTTCTGTGCTACTTTCTACTTGATATATGTATTGGCTAACATTTTGTTCTTCTGATGGGAACAAAATTTTATTACCACTTCTTAATGTAACAGAATCTACAACTCCGTTAGTAGGTCTTCCGTCTACTTCTGAGTATGTTGTATCATAAGAAGATATTTCAACTGAATCAACACCCAATTTACCAAAGTTATATAGTTCAAGGTCTCTATCAAATTCTAAAATAGGTCTTGTTGCTCTAGCACTTTTGGCTGGGAGTTGGTCACCAACGTCCAAAAAGTTTTGTCTATGATACCAAAAATTAATTCTACTCCATACATTATTATCTTTTGCTCCACGTTGCATCATAATATAGTCTGGAACTGTTTGAGTATTATCACTGTCAAAAGGTTGCGTATCGAATGCACCCGAACCTCCTACAACATATTGTAGTGATGTTCCAATTGGTGTAATGTAACCTGCCCATAAAGGCTGTCCTGAATCAGGATCAACTTGTGACATACTAACATAACCAACTGCTGGAGTTCTTCCGCCTGGTGCATACCTATCATTATAATGTAAAACATATCCATCATAATCTGTAAACTTGTTAGAGTCTGTGATTGTAGTGCCATCCGGATCCGCTAATCCAATAAGACCACCACTTAACATGCTAGTACCAGGTGTGCTTACTAATTCATCTGTACTGGTAATTAATGTATTGTCAAAAGGTATATTCAATTCTGTTGCAAATGTAGTTGCAAAGTTTTGGTCTCTGTTGAATAATATAATACTTTCACCAACGCCTTCTATGATCCAACGTTGGTCGTCTTGATATGATAAAGGTATTGCATAGTTTCCTGTAAAGGTTACTATCATACCATTTTTAAATACTGTTCCGTCAGGTGCTGTATAACTTTTCTTTCCTAAAATATCTTTTTCAATATTAATTGGATTTGTTACTGTACCTTCTATAGTTTTAGGTGTAGGGCCCGTAGGACTCCAAAAATATTCTTGGAAGTTTATAAATTTGTCAATGTTAATTGGTGGTAAGAAACTGTAAAATTCTGAATCAAAAAGTACATTTTGTTTTGATGTATCTGCACCATAACTTTCTAATATGTTAGCAAAGTCATCAAAGAAAACATTGTTTTCACTTCTACCACTTATTTGATTTACTGAACTTACTACTGGTTCAAAACTGTAAAAGTTTCTTCCGCTGGTAGGCTGACTGACATAACGGTCTGTAGGTTCAAACTGTTCGTATTCTTTTCTACCAACAAATCCTGAAACTTGTTCAATATTTGCTTTACTAAACAACTGTTCAACGGTGCTTTCAAAAAAGTTTTTGACTGCTGTTGTTTGTTGGTTAGCAGGTAATTTACTATATTGCTTATCGTCAGCCATAAATTTTTACCTTTTAATAGCCGTAGCCACCGCCACCGCCACCGGAACCTCCACCGCCTGATCCACCAGATCCAGATCCACCTGATCCTGTTGAACCACCTGTTGATGATGCTGAACTTCCAACACTATCATTTGTTGCAGTGGTACCTGTGTAAGTTGTAGTTGTGGCTTGATTGGTTACATAATTTCCTTTAAACTGTGTTACGCCTTTAGGCATATAAAATGTTTTTCCAAAAAACTTAAATGTTTCGTTTGTGCCATCACCTACAAAGTTAGCCGCTTCAGCCGTGCTGTAAAGAGGATAAAAACCATCTATTGCATATGGGCCAATTTCTTCTAAACTATTTTCATATGTTGAGAAGTTACTTTGTGTTGCAGGTGCAGGTCTTAAATTATCTGATGTTAGTTTATCAACAACATCTACATCTAAAACTGTTGCGGTGCTTAAGAATAATTCTTCTGAACTACACTTGACCTGGAATAAATCTCCAAATACACCCTGACTGTTTTTAGGTACAATTACAATACTTCCGATAGTATTACCTACTTGTTGATGTATGTAACTGCTTAATTCTGTAAAGTAAAAAGTATCACCAAAATCCCAATTATCTATTTCAAAATATCGATTGATTGCCGCTATAACTTTTGTTTTAATTTCGTTATCGCTGATACTTGTACCAGGTAATCTAACAACTTTAAATCTTGCTTGTAGACTTTGTTGTGCATCATTACCAAATAATAATTTAAACTTACCACTCTTAAATAAGAGTTGGTCACTTGCAGATTTGAATTCTTGCAAGTTTTCAAATTCTGTTTCTAATTCTGAACTACTTGGTGCTATGGGGAAGGTTGTTCCTGGAACATTCAAGTATGATTGTATTTTATCATAATATGTTTCTGTTAAAATAAAGAACTCATGTACATTACTAATACTTGGATCAATTCTCATGCTATTATCTGCAACATGTTGCCATTTAAAAATTACACCATCTTGTGCAGATGATTGAGTATTCTGTGTAAAACTTCTTCCTTTTTTTGCTCTGTGTCTAGAACTTTCATAATGTTTTACAACATTTAAGTTTGTGCTACTATAAGTCATCAAATATACTTTATTAGTGTCTTGTGCATAAACTTTTTTATTATGTAACTTTCCGTTTGTATTATCAAAAGTATCTATTATGCTTTCTTTTTTAACTAAGAAATAATCATAATCTGCTACTTCATATACAGTACCTGTATCTGTACTTGCCTCTCCTGTTGAGTTACCTGCTATTTTACTAAATGATGTTCCGTTAAAATTAACACCATCTTCTCTTCTTAAATCTAATATTCCTGCTTTAACTGGTTTGCTATATGTATAACCGTCGAAACTTTCAAAATCTTCATATAAAATAATATTTCTTTGATTAACAAAGTCTTTAAACTGAATAGGATTATCAGGACTATCATCACCTGTGCTGTTTTGAGGTGTTACTAAAACTTTTCTAGGATCTGTGTATCCATCAGAAGAAACAAAGTTACCAACAGCACTCCATTTAATTGGTTTTTCTAATCTACTTTTTTCATTAAGGTAGGTTACAGTAAGTCTATCTTTACTGGTTAAACCTGTTCTATCTATAGCATAATGATTTTTAGTATTATAATTTGCAATAACCAAATTACCTGTTTGCGTTGATACGTTTGCATTTGCTAAACTTATGTGTTGTCCGTATCCTACGTTTCCAGTATCGTAAGAAACTGCATTGTATTTGAATGCAACATTACCATTACCAGTTGCAGATACAATATTATATCCAAATGTTGTATTACTGAAATCTATATTAATGTTACCAGGTAACTGACTGATAACTCCTGAATTGTTTGCAATGACTACGTTAGTGTTGGAAACATCACTAGTATCAAATGTTGTTCCTAATTCAATTACAACATCGTTTACAAAAGCATTACTAGTTCTATCACCTTCTCTGAATAAACCAAAGTTACTTTGTAGTTTTACTTCAACATCATCGAAGTTTGTGTCTCTGCTTCTTAATGGTATTTGGTCAAATGTCTGACCAAGTTCTACTGAGAACCATTTATCACCTATAAAGTCTGGAGTAGCATTAGAATCTATCCATTCAAAATTTTCTTCTAATATAGGTTTATTGTTTAGTGTTGTTAATTCAATTGTATCAAACTTTGCTAAACCTGTTCCACTATCAACAATTCTGTTCGATGACACATCATAGAATCTTACATCTTCGAAACTTTCAAATACATACTCTGTTCCTCTTGTTGTTACATTATATCTATAACTTAGTGTGTCAATGCTTTCGTATTGAAACTTTAATAACCAACTTTTATCTCTTCCATTACCTGATGTATCTTCTCCGTTACCAATATCAAAATCTGTGCCTGCATTAAGATTACTATTTTGAATTATATAGTAATAGTTGTTGCTTGGGTTATACCCTAGTCCAAAAGTCTTTTTAGTTTCTAATGCATTTCTGAGTGCAGTTTTTTCACTGTCAAAGAATGTTTTTCTTAAAGTTGTAATTAATTCAACACCTTCCCAATTTTCAGGTATTGCTTCACTTAATGTGATAGGTCCTGTCACCGTGGTTAAGTTTCCACCACGTCTACCATTATCAAGTATAACTTTAATCTTTGCCCAAATAAATTCTGCTTTGTTTTGTGGATTAACAAATTTAATAAGATGACCTGGTTGTATAAGTTGCAAATTAGGATCTGCAACATTAAGGTCAGCAATAGTTCCATTCTGTGTAAATGTTTCAGTCATATATCCTGTAACACTAGATGTGGTTCTTGGCAATGTGTGCCATACTATATTGTAGTTTTCTAAATTAAATTTATTAGGTTGTCTTAACAGCCAACTATCTCTAAACGTACTGTAAATAAAATCGTTTAGTTTTAAATTTTTAAGTATGAGTTGTACTGTTCTATCAATTTGTTCTGTAGCAGTATTGTTTACATCAATAACAAAATTACTGCTAGTAAATACGTTGTCTAAATATAATGCACCATCCTCAGCAATTACATCTGTTGTTTGGAATGTGCTTGTTGGGTCTGTGATATCAATATATCTACTATGCCCTGCATGTGTTCTATTAGTAACTTTAAGTTTAGCAATATTAGTATTCTTTGCTAAAGGCAATGTTTGATAATCTTGGTTTGTAATCATTCTATCTTGTGCATAGTATGATTGTGGTGCTCGTTCTTTAATACCTGCTACTGTTTCTTCAGGCAAACTGTTATTAACTGTATTTTGTAATTGCGAAGTAACAGTTAAAACATATCTTACTCCCTTAGCATTTATGTAAGGTATTCTAGTAGATGTGGTTCCAACATCGTCAGGTGACATTGTAAATCTTTCATTGTCACTCTTTCTGAAATATACTCTATAATCGCCTACTGGAACGTTAGCAAAGTTACCATCAGCAAATTCTAATTTTATACCACCTGTACCTAAATTAGATATTGCATATAACAATGGAGTATTTTTTGCCTGTACATTATATTGTAATGTTTGTCCAACTGTATTTGGTATTCTTGTCCATTTGTTTACGACTGTTTTCAAACTGTTTAATTGTTGCAACCATACGTCTGTTTCATTTATACCTGATACTCCAATTTCTTCTGTTCTATTTTCTACAGGCACACTAAAATCAAAATCTCTTTGTTCTAGTTTTCCTTGTTTAAACAACATAAAGAAACCATTGTTTTTGCTTGACAGACCTAGTCCGTCATTTCTATAAATCATTCCAAAGTTGTTTACAGGGTCTGGATGTTTTTCAAAAAAGAATTTGTTATCTGTGAAATCAGAATTAACAAATTCAAATTGTCTTTTTTGTCCGTTTATGGTTGAGTCAAAACTGAATACTAACGGAGCATTTGTTGGGGTATTTATTTCGTATAAGTCTGTTACAATACCACCCAATGTTCCTGTCTTAACAGGCTTACTAAATCTGTTTACTTGACCAAAGGCACTATTCATTACTGTGATGAACTGCTCATAACTGTCTGGATTGTTTGCATCGTTCCATGTGATTGTTCTGTTATTGAGTTGATTGCCTAGGCTGTCTGATAAAGGTTCTGTAGTTGATATACTCACAACCTTCATTAATCCACTTGCTGGAATATTTCTTTTAGGATTGTATCCTAACATTCTTGCAAGTTTAAATACTGAATCTCTTCTTTCTGCAGTTTCTAAAAAGTTTTCCCTAGTATTGATATCCATTCTGAAAGCAATACTTTGTCCAAGATATGCTAACAATTCTATAATAGCAATAAATTCTGAACTTTCAATATAGTCGTTGAAGTTTTCAGGGAAATTTGTTTTTATATATTCGACCATAGCACTTCGAATTGTATCGAAGTCGTATGCTTGTAAATCTACTTGCGTATATGCCTGATAGGCTACGTCCCAATCCTCTGCCGCAAATAAATTGTTTTGTCTACTATTAACTGCCATATTATAACTCTACGTCTTGTCGAGCATATTCTACATATAACTCGTCATTACCTAATCTTGGCAAAATTCTAAGTTGTACTGCACACCTTATTGTGTGATCCAAAACATCTGTCTTTACTGTTTGTAGTTCAACTCTAGGGTCTTTGTTGACAATTCTGATTACATCTTCCTCAACTTCATTGACAACATATTCATCTAGTGGATTCATAAGTATGTCAAAAATTCTTGTACCAAACTTTGGACGCATAACACGTTCACCTTGTCTAGTATTGAGTTCATTCAGTAAATCAGTTTTTACAAGTTCGGCATCCGTTAAGGTATAAGGTGCCCTAATCTTGTTTACTGTACTAAAGCCTTTGTAAATGTTTGCCATACCAATATTTATCTGATACCATTAAAACTAGTTTTAATACACCATTTTTAAGCACATTCCAAATAACATTTTATAAGTAACATTGGAGACGATAATCATTATCGTTATTTTTTGAACCTTAACAAAGGATGGCTAATGAAAAACGTATTAGAACGTTTCGACAAGATAGTTGATTTAGCATACAAAGTCAACAAAAAAATCTATGACAATAATTATGTAGAATCTAGTGGGTATGGACCTAGATTTCGTAAAATGTTGCACAAAAACGGCAACAGAATTCATTCACTCGGCATATTTGATTACCACACTAAGAAATATGTACTTTTTGAAATGGTTAATATGGTGGGCCAAAAAAATAAAATCCCACGTGAGTTTGACCTTATGGAGCAGTTAATAAGGGATGGCGAACCAAACTAATGTTGTCTTTATTCATGGCAGTGGTCAAAGTAAATTAAGTTTTAATTTTTTAGAAATATTTTTACCAGAACATAATCTTTTAAGTTTGGAATATGACGTTCAAGAAGATCCAGACGAAATTTTAAAAAGATTCAAATTTATTATAGACCAAAATTTAGATAATGAACCTTTTTCTATAATTGCACATAGTTACGGCTGTGTGCTATCTGCACGACTACTATCATATTATGACAATGTTCAACATTTATTTGCATTAAGTTCACCGTGGGCAGGTAGTAGAACTGCAAAATGGCTATCGTTAGTTTTTAGACAAAGTAAACTTTTTGCAACAATGACTCCAGGAAGTGCTTTTTTGACAGCCATTGCGGATACTTATAGTGAAATTCCGATAACTAATATTATAACAGCAGGAACAGGTAGTGGTAATGCACTCGCTGGACTAGGAAGTTCTCCTAATGATGGACTGCTTACAATTGAAACACAAACTAAAGTTCCTGTGGGATTTGTGAATAAGGAAAATATAACGGTTGACTTATCGCACAATGAAGTGCTATTATCAATGGACATAGTAAACTTAATAAAGGAACGAGTGTTTAATGACAACGATAGAGATTAAAAACAAAGATATACTCACACTTAACAATACAGCAGAAGAGCAAATAAGACTTATGCTTATTGAAAAGAACAATGAGTGCAATCAACTTAGAGACCATATTAAATTGCTTGAAAGAAACATCAAAGATGAGCAAGATGGAAAATATCGAGCATGGGTAAAAATTTCAGATTTGCAAAATGAAATTAAATTACTAGAGTCTCAGAAAAAAGATTAGATATTAAATATATTGAACATCGGTAACATTGGTCCAGGCTGACCAAAGTTTTTCAACGTTACATCATTTGGATCATAGAACTTTGCCTTATCATTTCTGTCAGCAAGGTCAATTTTACTTAAAGGAATTCTTGCATCTTCGTTTCTTGGGAAGAAGGAAGGTGATGACTTACCATACTTTTTAGTTAATTCATAATTGTCTAATTGTATTTGGGCCGCCTTGTTTCCCCAACCTGTTCCACTGCCTTCTGTGTGATTAGGATTATAAGTGTCAGGCATTCCCCAAAGTGTGCTTTCATAAACTCTTCTGTTTGCAAGATTCTGTTTGTATCCTTGTTTGTTGCTTGAGTAGTTCATCATTTCAATTGGCACTCTTATATAGTCGCCATTTAATATAGCACTTTTTACACTACTGGTCATCCAATTTGCTTCTCCCATACTTTCTGCAAACATAACTGTTGCCAAGTATTGATTTTTACTCATACCACCTTGAGCACCACTTAAACTTAATGCTACCCATTTAGCAGTATTGCCCAATGTGTTTTTTGCAAGTTTGGTTGCAACACCTGTTGCCATATTCATTCCCAAGTTATGTATAATGTATCCTGTGCCTGTTTGATAAGATCCTTTGGAACCCATAATTCTTGATAATCCTGCATTTGCTAAATCTTGTGTTATGCCACCTTTAACTAAACTGGTTGCATCGTTTATACTAACATTTGTTCCAGGTAAAAGTCCACCTGATTTAGGATTTAAAATATTACCACCACCAAATGCTGTTACACCTGAAGTTACTTCTTCTGGAGATAGTATGTGTCCTTTTCCTAAAAGTTTTCTGCCGTTGTCTAATTCTACAGGCATCGCTGTATTACTAACTGCTGAGCCTATAACACCTGCTCCTACACTAGCAGAATCTGATTTGTAAAAAGAATCACCTAAACCACTTGGATCAGACATTGTGGATTTTAAATCTGTTGGAGTATAATCTGCAATACTACCAGGTCCTGGTTTTCCTCCTGCCGCTTTGATGTCATCTCCAGCAACACCATCGTATCCTGTGCCTACTTGTAATTGTCCATTATCTGCAGTATAGTTTGCTGGTGATGTATCATTTGGATTAATAGCATTAGTGGGATTATTTTCACTTGCTCTGCCATCTTTTGTTACCGTTTGCGGGTCTCCTGCAGGACCACTACCATGTCCTATCCAAGGTTCAACGGTTGTAACTACTGGTAAAATAGATGCTATGTTAGATGTATCTGGATCTGGTGGAGGTCTTTCACCGTCCGTTGGTAATGGGTTTGTATCTTCTGATACATTACCTTCTTCGTATTCAAATTCTGGATTTTGGTCATTTACATCTGTGTGAATTGTTGGTGCTATTCTTTCTACTTCTGTAGCCTGTTCTGCCTGTGAAGCACTTCCACCATCATTTAAATGAACAGTTGATCCTATAATATTATTTCTTCCACCTGCTTGTTGATTCATTGTGCCGCCACTTTTAACATGCATGTCTGCATTTGTGGACATAAAAATTTCTTCCTGTGAAAGGATATGCATTTGAGATTGTGAAAAGTTTCTTATTTGTCCTGCCGACGTATGTTCTATTGCTGAGCCTTCGTCTTTTGTAAAAACTTTAAATCTATTAATGGTATAATTTTCAATACTATTACCAGATTGTATTTTTACATCACCGTATGGTCCACTGGAGCCATCAGGTCCTTCCCCTGATTCTAACACACCAGCACTTATGTTTACATTAACACCGCCTTCTAAATTTAGATTGTTATCTGCTCTAATGTTTATATCTTGCTTTGCTCTTATGTTTAAATTTTCATTACTGTAAACATTAATACTTCCTGCTTCATCTAATTCTACCCAAGCAGTACCATCTCTATTGATAACATATATAAGACCATTTGTATCGTCCATTAATATTTGATTGCCTAATGCTGTACGCAATCTTATATGACGTTGATCCATATGGTCGTCCATTACAAATGAATGACCACCTCTTCTATTTGTTCCGTCGTTTTTTCCTGTTTTTAAATTTCTATTATCAGGTCCTGGAGTTAATATACCAAACACTTGTGAAGGACTTTCTCTTCTTGCACTTGCAGTTGTAATACCTCTAATTGGGTCTTTGATTAATCCTTGATTTAAAATTGATTCTGTAATTATGTTGTTTAATGGTCGTTGTGCTTTGTTACCATGGTCTAAATCTTCATCAAGTTTGTTTTTTTCTGCTACAGGCAAATTCATATTTGCACCATATGTTGGACCTGCGGCATTACCCGGAACCATGTATTGCATTTGATCCGGAAACATACAACCTATAATGACTGGCATTTTCTTTTTGCCATCTGCAAAACACATCAATACAAAGTTACCAGGATCAGGTGGAACCATCCACATGCCATATGTTTTCATTGTGTCTTGATAGTCTGCTATATTCTCGCCTATTTTTGCTGAAGGAGTTGTGCCTGCAAAAGGTGAACTCCAATAACAATGGAAATATCCTGCAGGGTCATTTCTGTCTTTACTTAACATAGGAACATAAACAGTAATACGTCCGCTGTGTGTTGCATCTTTAGGTCTTACAATAACTTCGCCCATGTAAACACCAAAGTCAAGGTCTGCACCTTCACGCATTTTATCACGTGGGTTACGTTTACTTTTTCTAAATTCGTTAGGTTTATATGCCATTAGAAGTCATCCTCTGGTTCACCTGCCACTGGTTCTCCTTGTGTAGGTCTTACTGGGTTATTCCCTATTTGACGTCCAATGTAATTACGTTGTCTTGTTGTAGTAGTTGTAGTTGTTGAACCGTCTGGATTTGTTACAGTTTCTGTAGTTGTTCCTTCTGGTATGTTTTTATCTTCAGTTGCTACTTCGGTGCCTTCTGTTGGTGTCTTATTATCCTTTTCTGTATTTTTGGCTTCCTCTGCCGCCTTTTTATCAGCATCTCTGGCTTCTTTTTCAGTGGTATCGTTCATGTCTCTTGTCATATCAAATTTTGCTAGACTTAATGATGTTTGTTTCACTGAAGATACATCACAGGAAAACATTCCTCCGTTAAATACTGCACTAACTTTTGTTATCATATATACACCACTGATAAAATAAGATGTTCCTTGCTTATCCATATAACCCGTGTTGTTATCTTCGTCATCAACATCTGGGTCTCTAACTCTTGGAGTTTGCATGGTGAACAAAAAGTAGTTATCATCAAAATCGTAAATCAACCCTTCAGGTTTGGACTGTGTCGCTTTATCTTTAGATGAAGTTACTTTCTTTCCTTTTCTTGCATCTTCAAGTGTTGTGGGCAGACCTAAATACCAAGGATCTCCTTTCAGCCCTATGTTCATGTTTACCAATATAGCGGCATCGTTTACATTATTATACATATATCCAAACAATGTTGCACTGGATCCGTCAAATGTTGCTGAACCTTCGTTTGTAATACTTTTACTGCTTTCTATTTTTGGTTTAGGATCTGTTGCGTCAGGTTCTTTGTTGGGACCGTTAGCCGTTTTTCTCAGTTCAGATAATGCTTGGTTGTCTCCGATTACACTTTCCATGCCACCTGCTTCATCTAGTATATCAGCGGCATACAAAAATCCACTTGGTTCTGGTTGATAAACTTTACCACCTCCTCCGGTGTTTCTTTCACTATCACTCTCTGTTGGTGAGTTCTCTTTAGTATCTTTACCAACTAAACCATCTTTAAATCCTAATGGGTCTTTACCTTGGTTGGCAAGATATACTGCTGTTTTGGCAAAGTCCCCACGCAATTTTTCATCTGTGTCCATGTTCTTTAGTTCTTCATCTGTGGCAATACCTTTGTCTTTTAGTCTTTGTCTAAGTCCTTCATCATTTTTTAATGCTTCAGATATTTTAGATACATCTTTTTGTGCCGCTTCTGTTTCTGCTTTTTGCTGTTTTGCTTTTTCATCTCCGGATTGTTCTGCCGAAGGACTGGTACTGTTTGGGTTTGTGGACATATCTCCCATTGCTCCGCCACCAGGAGCAACAAGTAATACTTGTCCAGCATCAAACTTTATGTCTGCACTTAATATTTGGTCATTTAGTCCTGTGTACAAATAGTGATATGCTTTAAGCAAATTCTTTTCGTTTAGTTCTTTGATTCTGGAGTTTACCGCCTCTTTGTCTAATTCAGTTTCATTAGCAGAAACAATTTGATTTTCGTTCGCAGTATCGTAAATCATTGCCTGAAATGTAACACGTTGAGCATACTTGTTTCTATTTGTGTCATAATCCAGATATTCCATTTCGGCTTCCATTTTATACCATTTTGTGTATGTTTGTTTTAAGTCTAAGTTCGCTTCAGAAAAATCTGGATCTTCAAAATTTATTTTTCTGCTTACACTTTCTAAAAACTTTTTGTTCATCACAAGTATTGTTGTGAAGAATCTGTTAATGTCTGTTCCTTCTTTAAAATTTATCCTATCGTTTTGAAACAATCCAGCATTTACACTAGCACCACCATCTAAACTGTCTGGGTCTTCTTCTAATGCTTTTTCATATTCTTCTTTAGTTGTTATACCCAATGACTCTGCATTCATTAACCTGTTTACTTGTTCTGCGGCTTTCCTACTTGCTTTGTCATAAACTATTGTTTCGTCTCCCAATGCTTCTACCAATTGGTCTATGTCTAATCTAAATTCATCTTGTACAGCATTGTCTGTTAAATTTTCTTCTCTAAATCTATTAATGTTATCTTCTAATTCTTTACATACTTCTGTGATTGTAGAACCTTGTACGGATGTATCCATAGGTATTCTAAAATGATTATCTATGTATGCACTACTGTTACCCACAGTACACATAAATTCATATTCACTGCCTCTGTCGTCAATTGATATACTGACTTTTGCAATTTCTAATTTATAAATGTATGGCCCACATACTGTTATGGGTCTGCCACCACCATCTTCTTCATCTAATGAAGATTCGTATCCTTTGAAATTTATTTCTAAAAATATAGGAACGTTGGCATACATTCCTGCTTCTATGCCTAAGTGAACTTTTGCGGCTTGTATTTGGTCTAGTAAATCTGCCGCACCTGGTTGTATTAATGTAAAGTTGGCGGCATAGGCAAAGTGTCCTTGTTTGTCTTTAACAAAATCTAATGTAAGTCCATCCATTTGCACACCAGTTACACCTGTCTGTGCAATAACAACTGTTTCAATTGGTTTTGCCGCTTTGGCACCATTGATATAACCACCGCCATCAGAAGTTTTATCTTTAATCATGTAAAGTTTGAGATTGTATGAAGTGTTGACTGCTTCGTCTAATATATTGCCGAAGACACGATTAAGGTAAACGTCCTCTACCTTAGGAACCTCTTGACTTTTGTCGTCTGCTTTTGCGTTATCGTCTGCCATTTTTAACCAATTATTCGTTGTATAGATTCGCCACTAGGTATGAATATTGATAAACCTGCTTTGAAGTCTTCTATAGGATCTATTATAAGATCCGGATTTCTTAAAGCAAATATCCACCAAAGTCTAACTGTGCCAAATAATTCATTTGCAAGTAAGTCAGGTCTACCTTCATATTGATTTTCTATCTCGTATAATTGGTCACCTCGGCTTTTAGGAATACGTGGCAACTCATTGATATCAAGATACAGTCCTCTCACTGGAGCACGTCTTAAGAAACTATCTTTGCTGTGGAAACTTGCCATTAAATAAATCCTTTTGTATAATCTTTACCACTAGAAAAAGCACCTAGGTCAAATCTTTTTCTAAGTTTTTTGTATGTGTACTGAGGCGCCATCTCAATCATAATATCTGTTTCAGATGGCATAAAGGTTGTTTTGTTATTGTATGTTACAGGAATGTAATCTATACCGTCTGGTAGTTGCATGTTGTAACTTCTAATAACAACTGGAACTTTGTTAAAGCCATATTCACCTAAATATTCAAATATCATTACTGGAGGAGGAGTACCAAATCTGTTGTTTTGTACTGCACTATCTCCGTAAAAGCCTTTTGTTACTGTTCTTAAGAAATGAAATACTGCTAATAAGTATTGAGCCTCTTCAGTTGTGTTTGCTGTCCATTGACCTTGCACTGGTATTGTTGCAGGTCTGCTGTTAATATATGTGTAAAACGGATAGTTTGTTCCATGAAATGTTGCTTCATTGTATTCCACACTTGCTTGTAAGAATATGTTTGGTGTATATGGAAAAACAATACCGCCTCTTTCTTTTAGAGGTCTTAAAATACTGTTTGACTCATCGCCACCATCTTCTTTGCTCATTCCATAAGCAACATCTTCGCCACCTTTTTTGGGTCTGATCCTTGCTCTCCAGTCCATCTTGGGAATAACACCATTGGATCGCCCAGCACTTTTTACATTACTGTTAGTTTTAGTACCGCTCTGACCATAGGTATCTATAAGAGTATCGGCTTTATCTGTGGTCAGACCTTGAGCCCTAGCACTTTCATATGTACCTCTTGTAGGTTGTCCTTTACTACTTCCTTCTAATGTTCCTTGTTCAAATTCTTCTGACATTTTAAATCAAATCTCCGTTTACAAGACTATTTATCTGGATAAATAAAAACGTACTTTAATTTTTTATTAAAGGTTACCAGAATTTTATTTTACAGTTGACTTTATACAGGATATGTGTATAATACAACAATATAAACGAACGATAGTTTTGAGGAGATTAAATGACACAACCTAAAAAGGTTAATTATCTTAATAATAAAGATATTCTAAAACAAATCCATCAGAGCAAAATGACATACTGTTACTTACAGGATGATAGATACTCTGAGCCGGATATTATTGTGGAATCAGTTAAAAAGATAAACAAAACCGCAATCAAACAAGCACAAATAAATAAGGCGGCTAAATTAAGCACCTTAGCATATCAACAAGCAGTTGCAAAAGGCGATTGGACTAAAAAGCCTAAACAGAAAGAGTTTACTGTTGATCCTAAAACAATGGCTATAGATGAGTTAGTATTTAGAGTTATGACTTATGACCATATTCCAGATGAGCCAGGTAGGAAGAAAACAACAAAAACTGTTGCAGACACAAAAGCAAAAGTAAACTTTCCACCATTTAAGCACTATATTTTAGACAGCAATGGAATCAATCCTAGAGAAGTTGTTAGAAGTCATTGGGTAGGTGGACTACACAATGGACATTTTTCAGTTGACCACGGAAGGATTACAAATGAGTTGGGTAAAATGTTTATGAAACTTGTTGAACGTTATAGTCAAAGAGGTAACTGGAGAGGTTACACTTATGTTGACGAAATGCGTGGACAAGCATTAGTACAATTAGCACAAATTGGATTACAATTTAATGAAGCAAAAAGTGATAATCCATTTGCTTATTATACTGCAACTGTCAATAACAGTTTTACAAGGGTATTGAATTTGGAAAAACGTAATCAAACAATTAGAGATGATATTTTAATTGAGCAAGGTCACTTGCCAAGTTACGGTAGACAGATTCAACATGAGGAAGAATTACGTGAACTTCGTGCAAATGCAGAAAACGAAGTTGAAACACCAAGTAGCGAATAATTTATGGCGAACCTCTTTGAGCGAGCCGCATGTTTCACCGATATACATTACGGCTTAAAACAAAATAGTAGACAACATTTAAAAGATTGTCATGATTATGTGGAATGGTTTATAGCAGAAGCCAAGGCACGTGATTGTGAGACATGTATCTTTTTAGGTGATTGGCATCATCATAGAGCAAGTATTAATATTGCAACTATGAATTCTACAATACGAGACTTAAAATTACTAAATGAATCTTTTGAAAAGGTTTATATGATTTTAGGTAATCACGATTTGTATTACAGAGAAAAACGTGACCTTAATAGTATTGAATTTGCTAGAGACTTACCTAACATTGTTATGATAGATGAACATTTCTGTGAAGATGGTGTTGCTATTATACCTTGGCTTGTAGGTGATGAACACAAAAAACTTAACAAGTTAGATTGCAAATATATGTTTGGTCATTTCGAGTTGCCTTATTTTAAAATGAATGCAATGGTAGAAATGCCAGACCATGGTGGCATAACTGCAGAACACTTATCAAATCCTGAATATGTGTTTAGTGGTCACTTCCACAAAAGACAATACAAAGGCAACATACATTATATAGGTAATGCTTTCCCACACAATTACGCAGACGTGGGAGATAATGAAAGAGGTGCTATGTTTTTAACATGGGGCGAAGAACCGTTGTATGTTAATTGGGATAAATGTCCCAAATATGTAATGATGGGTTTGAGACAACTGTTAGAAGATCCAGGCAAATATTTAGACTCATGTACACATGCTAGAATAAAACTGGATGTTGGCATTAGTTATGAAGAAGCAAACTTTATTAGAGAAACATTTGCTGAACAATATAATGTTAGAGAACTGCAACTTATTCCAATTAAGGAAGAAGAAGAAATTTATGAAGGCACTGAAATTGAATTTGAAAGTGTCGACCAAATTGTTATATCTCAATTGGACACAATAGAAAGTCCTACTGTTGAAAAAGATAAACTGATAGAAATTTATAGGAACATTGTAATATAATGTTAAAAATAAAAAATGTAACTGCAAAGAATTTTATGAGTGTGGGTAACAATACCCAAGCAGTTGGTTTTGATACTGATTCGCTTACACTTGTATTAGGACACAATTTAGACTTAGGTGGAGATGGCAGTAGAAATGGTACAGGTAAGACTACTATAATTAATGCATTAAGTTTTGCATTGTATGGTGAAGCACTTACAAACATTCGTAAAGACAATCTCATAAACAAAACAAACGGCAAAGGAATGATGACTACTGTTGATTTTGAAATCAATGGTACAGAATACAGAATTGAAAGAGGTAGACGACCTAACGTTCTTAAGTTTTTCATTGATGGTGTAGAACCAGGCGATAATGAACAACAAGGCGACATGCGTGAAACACAAAAAGAGATTGAAAAAATTATTGGCTTTCCGCATAACATGTTTAAACATTTGATTGCATTAAACACATACACAGAACCTTTCTTAAGTATGAAAACAAATGACCAACGAGACATGATTGAACAGTTGTTGGGGATAACAGAAATTAGTCAAAAGGCGGATGTACTAAAAGAACTTTTAAAAAGCACCAGGGATAGTATTAAAGAAGAAGAGATTAGAATAAAAGCAGTTAAAAGTGCAAATGATAGAGTAGAAAAAAATATTGCTGAAATTGAACTTCGCGGTAAGGCATGGAGCAAAAACAAAGAAGAAAAAGTTAATGAATTACAAACCAGTTTAGATGCATTAGAAGAAACAGACATCACTATGGAACTTGAGAACCATAGAAAAATGACAGACATAAACCAACAGTATCAAAAAATACAAGGGTTGGAAAGTGAATTAAGTCAGTTAAAAACAAGCAGTGGCAGAAGTGAAAAGCAGATTAAAACATTAGAAACAAACATTGTAAAAGCAGATGAAGGTGTATGTCCTGCATGTGGACAAGATACTGCCCATTTAGATACACATGAAGAATACACAAAAGAACTTAAAGAAGATTTAGAAAAAGAACAAACATACTTGAATGAGATTACATTAAAAGTAGATGACTTAGAAAAACAAATAGAAGAGTTTGGTGAATTGCCTGAAACTCCTATTACATTCTATAGCAGTATGGAAGATGCATTACAACACATGCATAATGTAACAACATTAAAAGAACAAATAGAAGAAAAAGTCAAAGAAGAAAATCCGTACACAGAACAAGTTGAACAATTAAAAGATACAGGTATGGAAGAAATCAATTATGATTTGATTAATGATTTGACATACTTAAAAGAACATCAAGAGTTTTTATACAAACTATTAACTAGCAAAGACAGTTTTATTAGAAAGAAAATTATTGACCAAAATTTACAATACCTAAATTATAGACTAAGTCATTATTTAGACAAGTTAGGATTACCACATGATGTTAAATTTAATAGTGACTTGTCTGTAGACATTACAGAGTATGGCAGAGACTTAGACTTTGATAATTTAAGTAGAGGTGAACGTAATAGATTAATACTTGGCATGAGTTGGGCATTTAGAGACATATATGAAAGTCTTAACCAGCCAATGAATTTAATGTGCATAGATGAACTTGTAGATAGTGGCATGGATACAACTGGTGTTGAAAATGCCCTTGCAGTTCTAAAGAAAATGGGTCGAGAATCAAATAAAAATGTTTTCCTTATTTCACATAAAGAAGAACTACAAGGCAGAGTTAATAATGTATTGTATGTAGTAAAAGAAGGAGGCTTTACATCATATTCAAATGATATCGAAATACTAGACGAGGATTCAGATGTATATAGATTTAAAGTTAAAACATGATTGTAGATTTACACTTTGGCAAAAACAAAGATTTTACAATATCATATAAACTGTATAATAATGCAGTCAGCAAAAGATTTTTCGAAAGATTACAAGAACAGGAAAATGACTTATTAAGTAGAACTGAATTTTATAACTTTGGTGAAACTATACAAGATGTAGATGACAAAATAAATTCTATTGTAGAACAACTTGTAGAATTAAAAGTTATAGAAAGCAGTAATGACCTTAATAAATTACACGAAGACTTTGCACGTTATGAAAGTGCATACACAGGCTCAACACAACGGCTTCTGTGGGACCTAAATATCCATATACATCATAAAGAAGATTTGGAAAAAGCCGCAGGTGAAAAAAGAATTAATATAACGTGTATGGATGAAGGCGAACCGTTGTTAGACGAAGCCTATGACCTCTTTACAATACAAAAAAGATACGGTGTAATGTATATGGGATATCCACATGTTGGTAAACATCTAACAGAACTGTTTATAGACAATGATGTTGATATTCCTGCAGAACAAATTATACCTACAAACTTGTTAGCAAACTATATGTATCTTTATTTTGGGGAAGGCAGATTCAAACAACAAATACACGAAGATGTTTTTAAATTTAAGTTATTAGACTTTTACAAAAAGATAGAACACAAAATGCCTTACAAGTGGGGAGACAAAAGATTAGCAATTGGAAGTTTGCCTTTAGGAGAGTTATTAAACAAAGATGTGGACATTACTCCTTTAAACAATTATAAATATGTCCACAGTTGGACATGTAGATGAGTGCAGATTGGACATATAAAGGAAAAAAGATAGATGCTATACCCGAAGAGTTTGAGGGGTTTGTTTACCTCATCACGAATACAACAAATGACAAAAAGTACATTGGGAAAAAACTCGCAAAATTCAAAACAACAAAACCACCTCTCAAAGGAAGAAAAAACAAAAGACGTGGACACAAAGAAAGCGACTGGAAAACATATTGGGGAAGTTCTGACCTACTCCAAGAAGATGTTGCAAAACTCGGAGAAGAAAAATTCACCAGGGAAATTATACACTTCTGTGAATCTAGAGGTGTAATGAGTTACTTAGAAGCAAAGGAACAATTTGATAGGGAAGTGCTTCTTAAGGACGATTACTACAACGGAATCATCAACGTTCGTATAGGTGGTTCAAAATTATTACGTGAGTCGTTGCAAGATAGATAACTATTTTTTGGTAACGGCAAAATTAGACACCCAGTCAAACTAACATAGGCAAAACATAGGCACCACACCGCCCAACCGAGGCAGATGGAATCGGTATCCTTGAGACTCCTTGTAGGCGTCAGAACTGGATTGTGGTAGGCAAGATACAATCAACTTTATGGTATTAAAAGAATGTAGGCTCTGGGAAAAAGCAACCTACAAGTCTAGTATAATGAACTCTTCAAATTATATTAGACTCCCGTGAGATTCGAGACGGTAGTGTAAAGGGGCAAAATGCTCACTGGCTCCTAACAGCACCCGAGATAGAGATGACGATGCATCACATGATGGCTTCTCATTGTTCTCCTTGCATAAGGAGAATCATGACTCAACATACATGATAGCAAAAGAAATAGTTTCCAACAAGTAATGAAGTGAATGAAATGAACGAAAAACGCAGTTGGAAAAGGTACGAAGTACCTAAATAATGTGTTAGAATAAGCACATTTCCCTTAAGACCCTTATAAAACAAGCACTTAAATATATAAATTTTTTACCATTTTTCTTGGTAAAAAACTTGACTTTACTCCTAAAAGACGTATAATAGTATGTATTGTTTAAGAAAAGGAGTAAACGATGACATTGAATGAAATAAAACTTGCTATTAGAAATGGCAACTTCTCAAACGAAGACCTAATTACTTTAGGTTCTTATATCCAAAATGTTAAAACTGAACAGGCTAAGGCTAGTATTTCAGTTGGTGACGAAGTTTTTGTAGTTCAAAAGACTAAGAAAACTAAGGGTATTGTTGAAAAAATCAATATCAAAAAGGCTATTGTAACACTTCCGCAAGGACGTTACAATGTTCCATTATCAATGCTGGAGGCTGTATAATGTCTGCTAATGCAACTGAATACGATGCTGGCATGGACGACACTGGTTATGTTCATGGCGGACCTTATGACAGAGGTAGTGCTGACAGTTACTACGGCAGAGGAAAAGATCCTCACTATTATCCACACGGTACCTACAATGGAAAACGTGTTGAAGAATTTGAGATGACTGCGAAAGAAATTGCAGAATATCACAAAGGCTTCGATGATAATGAGGCTGATGGTAACTTCAAGGATTGGGGATGATAGAGATACTCCAAGAAATAACTGACTGGGGAAAATACAAGGTAAACAATGGAGTTTATCATGTAAATTCCTCAGGTAAGTTGGTCGCCTTTCAGGCAAACATTGATTCTCCTATACAGGAGTTAAATGTTCCAAGCACTCAATTCAGCAAATCAAGACGTAAGTTTAAAAAGATAGGCGAACGTCCTGATCCACAAACTGAACAAGATAGTAACATTATAAAAGTAAAAGGTTCGACAGGTAAAGAATACATCATAGACTTAGACAAAAAGACTTGCACTTGTCCTGGTTTTACTTATAGGGGAAATTGCAAACATGTCAAAGAATACTGTTCGTAAATATTTTTACAAACTAATGGACCTACTATTCGTAGGTCTTGTTATATTAGCACTCACGTCTTGTGCAAGTAGTGGAGGCGGTAGCAGTTTGCCATTGCCTGAACAACAATCATATACACCACCTGCACAAAACAGTCCATCCAATGACAAACGTCACAGTTTTGAAACTTTTACAAGTGAATATAATCCTAATGCATCAGGCTATTCTGAAAACATAGTTGTAACATATAGTATGTTGGACTATACTGCAACAGGATTACCTGCACCAACAGAAAAATATTACATTGAAGATTATGGATTTCTTAATATAAATGTATTAGGCACACATCCAGGTTTTGCAAACGGACAAGAAATACAAGACCAAGGTCCTTACAATCAATCCACACGAGTGTTTGAAGCAGATTTAAATGGTGATGAACACATGGACTTTTATGTTATTTCTTTTGTTGGAGGATATAACACTAGCCAACAAGCATACAATCCAGACAGTAAAATTTTTACATTTATTAATGATGGCAACGGACACTTTACATTACAAGATGAATCATTTTGTTTTATGGGTACAAATTGCAATAACAACACATCACCTACAAGTGGATTAGTTGCTGACTTAAATGGAGATGGCATAGATGACTTTTTTGGTGGTAGCACATTACTATTAAGTAACAACGGCAAACTGGAAGATAAAAGTTCTACACTACCTGCAAGTATCTGGTTTAATGATGAAGTAGGTGGAAACATGGGACCATTTGCACATGATGTTGCCAATGGTGATGCAGATGGCGATGGAGACCAAGACATATTTGTTCCTTTATTTGCTAGAAACACAGGCACCGATTGGGGAGATGGATATACCACAAATAATTTTGAACCATGGGCCATGTTAATAAATGACGGAACAGGTAACTTTGTTGCAAATAGAAACTTTCCTACTTACAATCATCAAAACTCTACTTGGGCAACCACAGCCACAGTTGCTGATTTCGACAATGACGGATACGGCGATGTTGCAGTAGGTTGGCAGTATGCTGGTAATTCGCATAACAATATACCTGGTGGTCCTACAAATAGTGCTGGTGCAGTATATTATAATAATGGTAACAATGACTGGCGTAATGATGTAGTGGCTCTACCTGCGAATTACTTTGGTGCCATAGGTGGTGCTATAGATATGGAAGCCTTTGATATAGATGGAGACGGCTTTATAGACATTGTTATGAGTGTTACACCTACTAGTGATGATTCTAATTATTATGTTGGTAACATGATACAAGTTTTTAAGAATGGTGCTAATAGAACTTGGACTGACATTACATCTACTGCAAATCCTAATACAAAATATGCAGACGGAAACCCACATAATCCTGAAGTATGGAATGGACAAGTTTTTCTCACAAAAGTAGATTTTGATAAAGACGGTGATTTGGATATTGTTTCAACAGGTGTAAACAGTTATGTATTATTAAACAATAATGGCGTATTTGAATTGTATGATGACTTTCCAAGTTTTGATAGTGGTCATTTAACAGGTTTATTTCCTGTAGAAATAGATGGTAAAGATTGGTATGATTTTGTAGGATCAACTGTAACAGTAAGCGACACAGATAGTGATAATACTTTTTGGTTAATGATGGATCCTGTGAATGTGTTAGAACAAATGGCAAATGAAATTGCTAACAAACCAACTCAATATGCCCAAACAGTTTTTGAAAACAAAAGTCTTTTTAATGATATCAAAAACATCACATTATATGATAGCAAAGTGTTTTATGCTGATAACAACTATGACAGCATTTTAGGATACAGTAAAAACTTTGGTGAGTACGGACTATTGTTTGGTAAAACAGAAGGTGGCGGAGTTGTATTTTTTGATACACAAATTGACAAATATCATGTTGGATTAGGATACATGAAAAGTGATATGTATGTTGATAATCCAGGCAAATATTATGGAACAGGTAATGCAAAGTTAGATGTAGACACAATTAATTTGTTTGCAGAACGTTTGTTTGCTATTAATAACAATTGGTATCTACAAACAGGTGTATCGTTGTATAACACAACTGTAGACAGTTTTACAGAGCAAAATAGTAACTTTAATGCAGAAATAAACAAGTTTAGTTTAAATGATATTGAACTTTATTCAGACCTTACTGCACGTTTTAATACGTCTAAAGGCACTACTTTTATATCTTTGGGTGTTAGTAATATTAACTCTTTATCCAATACTAACATACAATTTAACGGTCTTAAAAGTGAATTTAAAAGCAACGAAACTGTATTTAGAGCAACTATTAGTCATGCTTTTAATAATGTAACTGCTTATTTAAAAGCAGATACTATTAATGATAATGTACAGTTTGGTATTAGTTTATCTTTATAAACTTTCTGATTTATCACCGCTCTTTAATTTATTATAACGGTTCACAGTTTTGATGAGTGTTTCTCTTTCAATAGGAGACAGTTGCCATGCTTCTGTATATGACACGGCACCTTCACTGAATATAGCCAACTCTGCTACTTGCTTAAGAATGCTTTTTTGGTCTTTGTCGAGTTTACCTAAGTAGCCTGAAATTTCTTCAGGCTCGGCTGTCCCTAGGAACCCGTGAAAAAATTTACAGGATCAAAGTTGATAGGTGCAGTAAATTCGTTGCCGCCTTCTACTGGGCAATCTTCATTTTCGCACTTAACCAATACTTCGTTTTTAACTCCTTTGTCGTTAATAGAATTAACAAAAGTTTCAATTTCTTTTCCTGTAGTATTATCCGTGTTCTCTAAAAACTCTCTAATGATTTGACTGTCGTTAATAATAACATCTTTGCCTTCTTCATTTTGATAAACTATACTCTTTATACTGTCCACTAATAGTTCAAAGTTTAAATCTGCAAGTTTAACAAAACTTTCGTTGAACGCACTTAAACGTTCCATATCGTCAGTCATTTCTGAAATACTTTGCATACTTCTTGTGCTTTGGAAACTGGCAACACCTGCTCTAATTGTGCTAAAGTATGTAAACGGTAAACCTTTTACAACAAGACCATTAGTCAATGTTAGTTCGTATTCTGAGTCAAGTTCTTCCATGCCTTGTAATGATGCTTCAACACTGATTGTTACATCTGTAATTGTTTCACATTCTGGACATGTTGCTTGAACTTCAACATCATCTCCTCCACTTGCACCTCTGATTGCAATTAACAATGCATCGACGTCAGCACTAAACATTTTTTTAGGGTCTAGGACGTCTGGTACACATGACTTAATTAAACTTGCTACTGCTTCTCCATTTAACAATGCATCTGGATTTTTAAGCATTAGTTCGTCTTTTGTAGTCATTGGGAAAATAGCCAATTCGCCATTCTCTGGAACAGTCATTACGTTTTCGCTATAAAACCTACCGCCACTAGGAATAGTGGTGTAAAGTTTAGGTGCTCTAAAGTAAGCACTTAACGGATTTTGACTTTGTATGTTCTCTGCCATTTAATCTCCTGATTTTTCTAGTATGAATTAAAACTGTATTTATTTATCATCTTTAAAACTAGTTTTAATTTTTTGTGTAAAAAACCTATTAAAACGTGTTTTAATACTTTATGATAAATATTGGTATGGCAGTTTCATTTAACATTGAAGGACAAAGTTACAGTTTCCCAGACTGGGCAAGTGAATCCACTTCTAAGCAAATGGTGGATATTCTTACGGAAATTGCAAAGGCTAATGGCGTAAGTGGTAAAGCATTAGCAGAACTCAAAAAATCAAATGAGGACATGCTTAAAGCAACTCAGAAGGCTAACAAAAAAGAAGAAAAATCAAATGAAGAACAGTTAGAAGCCACTGAAGAACAAAAGAAAGCAATCGAAAAAGGTTTTAAAGACAATAGCAAAACCATAAAAGAAGAACAGGGCAAAACACGAGCCGACAATGCAAAAGGTAGAGGTTTCCTAGACTCGGCTGGTGCTGGTATTGTTAAGTTTGGCAGACAACTAGAATCAGATGGTGAAGAACTTTTAGGTTTTGTGGGCAAACTTGGTGATGTTGCATTAGGTGTAGGTACTGCTCTTACAGGTATAGTTGCTGGTGGTTTATCTTTTGTAGCCACTAAGGCATTAGGTGTTGGAGACGAACTTAACAAACTGACCAAAGTTGGTGTAGGTTTTAACAGTACACTAGGTGGCTTGGATACAAGTGCTACACAAGGTATTGCTAGACTGGGTGCTTTAGGTTTAGGCTTTGAAGGAGCCGCACAACTTATTGCCGCCAATTCAAGAGTTGTTGCAACAGCAGGTCTAAAACGATTTGAAAACACAATGAAATTTGCCGCTGATACTTCAGAAGAACTTGGTATGAGTTTTGAAGACAGCATGAACACATTTGGTGAATCACTACAAAGACGTCAAAGATTATTAAACGTTGGTAGTGTTGACCAAGGAAGATTAAACAAACAAATCCAAACAACAACTAGATTCCAAACTGCTTATGCTACTGCACTTGGTGAAAGTACAGAAGAGATACAGGCATTTGTTGATGGATTAATTGCAAACAACGGAATGCTTACTGCAAGTTTCCTAAGATTTGGAGACACAGTAAGAAGTGATTTAGTTGCTGGTGTTGAAGTATTTGCTAGTGGACTTGCCGCACTTGGAGGACAAGGTGGACAAGCATTAGCAGAAGCATTCACAGAACAAGCAACAATGGGTGCTATTGGATTGAGTGATGCCGCTATTGGTATGGTTCAAGCATTGCCAAGATTAGCAGGCCCAATGAACGAATTTAGAGATGCCGTACAAGCAGGTACACTTACACAAAGTCAAGCAGATGAAATGGTGCAAGGACTTGTTAAGGATTTAGGAAATGTAAGCAAAGAAGAAAAAGACAGGATCTTTATGTTGGCTAGGGTTGGTGACGAAAGTGCAAAACAAATGGCACAAGCAATCACACAATTCGAACAAAGTGAATCCAAAATGAAGGAAGTTAATGAAATGCTTGGTACAGGATTTAATATGGATACTGTACAAAAAGGCACAAATAACTTTAACAAGATAGTTGCACAGGCAACATCAGGATTTAGTAGTGCATTTTACAGTTTATTTGCAGACCCGGAAATCACAAAAGCATTAGAAGACGGCTTGAAAGAAATAATGGGCATATTTGGATTTGCTTCAGATGACATGAGTGGCGGTGCACAAGGCATGGCTGACATGGGTAAAGAAATGGCTAAGAAGTTTTTACCAATGTTAAAAACTGGTATAGAAGCAGTAGTTGGAGCATTCAAGTCTCTTAAAAAATATATAGATGGATTTAGAACTGATGATGGCGGCATAGATTTTGGTGCTATGTTTACTGATGTAATAGACAGAATAAAACAACCATTAATAGATGCATTAATGAGTGGACTAAAATATCTATTCCTGGCTGTGTTTGCCTATAGTGCCAGTAAACAGGCTTTAGGATTCTTAGGAGGTCTGATTAAGAAAGGTGGTTCTAAATTAATTAGTGGCATAATGGGTGGCGGAGGCAGTACAGTTGCCGGCGCGGCTAGTTCCGGAGTTGGCAGTGGAGGTTCTGTTGCGGCTAAGGTGTTAGGTGGTGCAAGTGATAAAGCAGACGGCATAACAGGTGCTATGACCAAAGGCGGTAAGAGTGGAGGCTTCTTAAGTAATATAGCAAATGCAGTTAAGAAGTTTGGAGACAACAAAGTAGTTAAAGGTGCCGCAAGTATGGTAATGATGGGTGCCGCAGTTGCATTGTTGGCTGTAGGACTAAAACAATTTAATGAAGTGGACTTTGCCTCAATGGGTAAAGGCTTACTTGCAATGGGTGGTATGATAGGACTATCCAAACTATTAGAAAAATCATCAACTAGTATGGTTAAGGGTGCAGTTGGAGTATTAGCACTTAGTACTGCAATGGTTCCATTGGCATTTGGTCTTAACCTTATGAAAGATGTAGGATTTAAAACAATAGGTGTGTTAGCAACGGCGATTGCCGCCCTGGCAGTTGCGGCTGGTATTATTGGTATGCCACCTATTGTAGGATTTGTGATGGCAGGTGCATTAGCAATTGGTGTATTGGGTGCCGCACTTATTCCGTTCGCAGTGGCGGCAATGATAGCCGCAAAAGCATTTGAAATGTTTGTACCAAACATTGTGTTAATGAGTATGGTAGATGGCAAAAACTTAATCTTAGTTGGTGCAGGATTGGCGGCAATAGGTGCCGGCTTGGCAGTTATGTCCGGTGGTTCTTTACTATCAGGTTTAATGGACGGAATTGGAAAACTGTTTGGTGCTAAATCTCCAATGGAAAAAGTTATAGACTTTGCTAAAGGATTACAAGGCGTGGATATGATGGGCATATTCATATTAGGAGAAGCATTTAAAGGACTATCAGAATCTAAGAGTGCTATAGATATGTTTGACGGCTTAGACGGTACAGCAGATAGTGTTATAAAATTTGCTTCAAGCATAGACACACTAACTGCCGCATTGGCAAGATTAGAAAAAGGTGTTCCAGCAGAAACAACATTCTTTGACAAAATTAAAGATGTTGCCAGTCAAGTAAAAGACTTCTTTGGTAGCGGTGCAGGACAATCAGAAGTTAAACCTAATGTAGGAAGTCAAGCAAGTATGCCTACTGCTAAAACGCAAGTTGACCAAACCGCAGTTCCATCAATGGGAGTTCAATATGGTGATGATGATGAAATCATAGATGACCTTACAGGCAACAACA